TAGATGGTGTTGGCTGCGTCATTGTTCATGAAAATCAGGCTATTGCGGCCCGAATCTGCTGCGGCCACCTCGGCGGCATCCCTGGTAACACTCTTGGATTCAGTTACTTGCGCCGTAGGTAGATCTCCACCCAGTGCGGCCAGGACGGCCGCGTCGGTGGTGGGGAGTGGGTCGGCCGGGGTGGTCATGGAGTACACGTCCCCAGCGTTGTCGTAATGCCCGGGTATGACCGGGGTGGGGGTTTGACCGCGCGGATTGTTGCTCATGGGTGGAAACTTTCGCGGGGGAGTTTTGGGATCCTTTTTTATTTCTCCGCCGGAGGCATGAACCCCAGAAAACGACGAGTCGTCAGCGAGGAGTTTTCCCAATATAACGAATGTTATATTTTATATGAATGGGGGTTTTTTAAGCGATTATTGAGCAATCCTTCTCCAGATAACAAGTTGAGGCAGGGGGTTGACTATTGTCATAAGGCATGCTATATCTTATGTAGATATGCGTATGGGTACTGCTGAAAAACACCCTATTCTATATAAAGAAACGCTGTTTTTGATAACTTAATGATAAATTACTCATAACTAATGAGTAATTAATTATAATAACGGTAAAGGTGTAATTAATTATGGAAGAACCAGTTCGAGTAGGGGTTTATGTGTATAAAGCCCACTATGAGGAATGGAAAAAATTGTACCCTCACACCTCCTCCCAGAAGCTACAATACCGGTTAAAAGATGCGCTTTACGTGGGCAACCCTAGTAATATGTGCATGGCCCTACATTACCGACTGGCCACAAAGTATCTGGAGGCAGTTTGGCTGAAGTGCGAGGTTGTGCGTACTACCAATTTCACCCTATGGGAGCCATGCTCTAAGCACATGCAGGCCCGCCAGACCTGGCAAAGCATACTCGGTAAGGTTCCCCGGTCGATATACTTCCATCCCAGGCCTTACGCTAAATTAAGTGTGTTGGTGGCGGCCTGGGGGGTTGGTTGGTCGGAACTAATAGCAGACTTGCTGGAGGATAAATTTTTATCCGACTACGAGTGCCGCCGGAAGAGAACTTACTGGAGCGGAGTTTATGAGCGGGCTGTCACTAAGCTATCCAAAATAGGGTTAACCGCTAGCACGGCATTGCGTGAGTTTAATCCGTTCATGCTGTCCCGGGAAATGCCTTTTACCGATGACGAAGCCCTTTTACCTATACCGTACAAACCATGGAGGAAAAAAGATGGTGATATACCCAGTGCTGCAACCGGGACACAGCCGGCTGGACATGATAATTCACAAACTAGAGGAAGCGATGCTCCGGGACCAGGATCACCTTGACCCACAGAACTTTCATACTATTGCTCAAATTTGGGAAACCCTACACCGGGAGCGCCGTCTATCCAAACAGAAACCCACCTACGGCTATGTGGGTATAGAGGATGGTGATTTATACGGTGACGTTGACCCCTACGCGCCCCGCCGTAGACCGAAGCGCGGGTATAAGTAACACTAATGGTAGATAAAAGATTTCTCGTAGTTTGCAGGTGGTTAAAGGTAAACCCCCGTATGATTGCGAGACGGTTGAAAATTTTGTGGCTGGCTCAAGTTGAGCAGCTACATATAGCGGAGAAAATTCTCCAGCAACACAGAAACGGAAGGACCAAAGATATGGCTAGACCACGACGTACCGCCCCAGCACCTGACCCATTGAGCGCTCTGGGAGGGGGTGGTGACGATGACGCTAACGACCCGATGGCAGACCTCCTCGGTGGGGCAGCAACAACGGCGGAGCCCGAAGAGGACGACCCTCTTGCAAGCATTGGTGGTGGGGGGGATGCCCCGCCCCCTACGGCGGTTCCCGGCATGGCCGGCCTGCGCGGTGCAGTCTCTGCCCAGACCATCCGCGAAAGCGTAAGTCGCGGTGGAGCCGCCGGCCCTGATCCTGTGGTAGCCGGGGCGTTGGCTGACATCCAAGCCAAGGTAGCTACCCTTTCCGGGCTGGCCGCCAAGCTAGACGCCTTCACCTCTGCCCAACTAAAGTTGACGGATGCTGTATCTAGCATTCAAAAACTGCTGACTACCCTGGATCAAAAGCTGGACGCCAATTCAGCAACCATACTGGGTGCTGTCAGCAACGTGACAAAGATCCTGGAGGAGGAGTCCTGGGACGATACGGTAGACCGGGTTACGGATACCCCGCACCAATTAACGCCAGCAGCATCTACTCCACCGAAGACCAAAAAACCAGCGGCCACCCCTGCGCCGGCAAAGGCTTCCCCTATCGTGGATGCCATGGTACCGTTTCTTAACAAGAAGAAAGCAGCGGAGGCAGCCGCCGGGCGCACCCTTACCTGTATTCCTCTAGCAAACAAGGCAGCGGTATGGGGTGCGTTCTCTAAGCAGCTAGCCCTCGCCCAGATTACGGCAACCCCAGACGCTATTGAGAAAGCGTTCACGGATGCTGGCATGGTCAAGGATGATGCCATCTACTGGTAGAAACAGTTAAGGGGGCCTAAGAAACCCCCAAGACCACGCTGCCGGGGTGCGGGTTATTGCGGACCTGCGGCAGTACGTTGCTCGAACGTGACGGGGGTACACCTGTCATCGAGAGAAGGAAAGGAAACCGACCGAAAGCGGAACCCTGCAGCGTGACAGTTGGAGATAATCCGAATCACGATACGGCCCTGGGACCGTGACAGGTTGCAAACTGTCTCCCGGACTTAAAATCTAACGATTGTTAGTTGACCGACCAGGGAAAGTAGGACTGGCGAGGTTCCGTTACCTCTATACCAACTACTGTTAGTTGGTAAGCGGATGACAGCCGGGAAAGACCGGCACCTTAACCCCCGCTAAGGTGGTACCAAGGTCTTCCTTCCGGGGCGCTTGGTACCACCTTAGTGGGGGTTAGTAATTCCCGGAAGGAATACGTTTGTAATGTTACCTAATCATGCCTGCTCTGCTTGCGGTATCTGTACTAAACCCAGCACCTTCGCTGAAGACGTTATCGACCAGCGCCTGGAAACCCAATCCGGGCAATTCCAGCACCGAGTATTGTTTGTCCGCAATGCCCCCACTCCAGAAGAGGCCAAGGCCGGTAAGCTTCTTGTAGACCCCGGCGTAGACTGGCTACTGGATTACCTGGCCATGTCTCAGTTTGAGTGGCGCGTGACAGCGATTAACAAAGGCTACCCGGGCAAGCAAAAAGACGGTAAAAAAGATGCTAAAGCTACCGTTTCCCAAGCTGGCGTATGCACAGATACTTTTCTGGTACCGTTACTGAAACAGTTTAAACCACACGTTATCGTTGCTCTGGGCGGGGAGGTGCTCGGTCACCTGTGGCCCAAAAAGCGGGGCGAAGCCCCCAGCATCGCCAAAGCCCGCGTGACCCCCGTACAGGTCGCCGGAATGTGGTTGGTATCTACCTATGACCCGAAGATGCACGGCTACTGGCTGCAGGATGACCGCAAGGGCTCAGACCTTACCGAGGAGTATATTCGCTGCTTCCAGCAAATCCACGACCTGCTTGATGGTACTTACCGGCAGGCCAAGGTCGAATGGTCGATGGTGGACGACCTCCCCGGCCTCCAGGTGCTCCGGGATGAGTTGGACCGCCTGGGGGTGAAGCGTAACTACCTGGACGTAGAGGACGATTCCTGGCTTGGTTCCAAGGTGCGTCCGCACGACATTGACCCGGACGGCGTACTCCCTGAAAAGCTCACCATATATCATCCTAATAACCGATTATTGGTCATCGGGATTACTGCGGTCGTCGCGGACTGGATTACAGGAAAGCCCACCTATAAAACTTACGTGATTTTGCCCGGGGCTTGGACCCCGCCAGGGCAGGATACCGGCATTACAGATAGCTCCCGTACTGTGCTTATAGCTATCTTCCAGGGGCGGGATGTGGAATGCTGGAACACCAGGTATGACGTAGCTTGCCTACTGCACTTCACAGACATCGATTTACGCTGGCATAAACTGGGGGACGGATTCCTGGCCCACGGGTTGCCAGATCAGACCAAAACTGGTAATAGGTTGAAACTAGTTGCGCAGACTCGGGCTCACGCCCCGGCGTGGGACATCGACCTGGACCAGCAAAAAGACATGATAGCCAAGCGCTTGCGGGCGGAGAAAATACCGCCGCTTGTGTCCATGAGTATGATGCCGGTGGAGGTCTACGCCCCGTATAATGCTAACGATACCTACTGGAATGCTGTACTGGTAGAGGAGAAACTGAGTCACGACATGGCTAATAACCCAGATTTTCCCTGGGTTGTGTACAACATGTTGCTTTGGGGACTACCCTGGCTTATCGAAATGGAGCGCAATGGAATACCAGCCGACGAAGAATTATTCTGGGATGCGATTACTACGGCCCAGACCCGTGCGAAAAAGCTTTGGGATGCTTTTAGAACTATTCCTGAAGTCCGTAGAGCAGAACAAGCCAGCGGTAAAGAGTTCAACATCCGCTCCCCTATTTTTTACGAAGCACTGGTAAAGGAGCTTTATGGCGTTACAGCCACGGAACCACCTACCTTGGAAGAGGTAGCTATCGGCACCATGGGTTACAAGCTGGTCATCCACGTTCCCCCAGAATTCCCCCGGACAGACACCGGTCGGCTGTCCTCCGACAAGAACACCCTGCAGTCAATGGCTGGGGAGGTTATGGGTAAAGTGGTTCCCTGGGAGGAGAAGACCAGGGCTCAGCGGTTGTGGACAAAGGTCATAGAGTGGCGCAACCTGGATGATGATGCTACCCGGTTACTCGGGCTGTTCGATTACATCGTGAACGACCGCATTCACTCTAACTTCAGGATTTTGCGCTCTGAGGTGCCCGGGCACGAGCAAGGCACTCAGGGTGGTGGGGAAACCGAGGGCGGCACGGTATCAGGTCGCTTCTCCACGAGCCCCAACATCCAAAACTCCTGGCCCAGGATGCGCATGCTGTTGCGCACCAAGCCGGGTAAGGTCTGGGTGAAGGGGGACTATGGGCGTATCGAGCTTGCCTGGCTCGCCTGGAATAGCCAGGACCCTCTGTTCATGCAGTGGGCCCGGGAAGAGCTTGACCAGCATTGGGCTCGTGGAGGGGCGCTCTGGGGGCGTGTGACGGGCAACCCGGTGGATGCCTTCAAGGATCAAGACAAGGCCACCCAGAAAGCTTGGAGGTCGAAGGGGAAGACCCAGAACTTTGCGACGGTTTACCTGGAGGAGGCCCGCACGACGGCAAGCAAGACCGGGGCCACCGTAGAGGAGGTCATTCAGGAGCTAATGTTGGCCGACGAGCTACACCCGGGAATCCGCCAGCTAAAAATGGAGGTGTTTGAACTCTGCCAGGCTGGTAAGCTTATCAAAACGTGTTTCGGCCGTTGCCGGTCTGCGGAGGGATGGCGCAGGACCAAGCTTACTGCGGAGCAGTGGGTGAGCCCCGACCCGTTAATACACCAGGGCAGGGATCACCACAACATGACAATCTACCGCAGCTTATGGAACACCCGAGCCGCCCAGGGTGACTCTAGTGATACCGCGTTTTATATGGGTGCACATATCTACCGGAAGATAAACTCCGGTTATTGGCTGCACCCGGCCAAGGTTAAGCCAATATCCTTCGAGCATGACTGCCTTTGCTGGGAAGTTGACGAGGACTACCTGGACGAAGCTTTACCGGCCCTCTATAACGAAATGAGGGACTTGTCAATACTACCTATCAAGTTTGACCTGCCTCTACCGGTAGATATGAAGTACGGTAGAACTCCGCTTGAACTAGAGCAGGAGGATTACCACAAGTATACCCCGGCAGTAGTTGCCGATTCGCTGAAAGGATGGTCGCCAAATGACGTGTGATAGACACGATAAAGAGTTCGTATGGATCGAGCTAAGTCCCGGGAAGAGGGTGAAGCGCTGCCCAGATTGTCATGCCGGAGTAAAGGTTGAGGAACAAAATGTTCACGCCTTCCCGAAAATTAAGTACGCACAGAATTTTTGGAGAAGTAGGGATTGGCTGAACATAGAGAAGAGCACACCATTCGGTAAGCCTAAGAAGGCCCAATGGTAGTATACGTAGTAGAAACCGCTGAAGTAGGCGGGAAGCGGCTGCGGCAGTACCCTAAGATCTTGAAAGATACTGCAGACTGGCGTAGAGCCATTGAAGACTGGTACGCAGAAAACCTACCATACCTACCCACCCTGGTGTGCATTGTGCGGCTGGGAGAGAATGAAGTGTACTACCCTGGTCACGGTTGGTGTGTGCGCTGGAATGAGGGGTGTTACCCATTACTATGAACGAGCCCGGAGAAAAGCCAATCGAGTTTCGCACTAGCAAATCGCACTGGAAGATGTACCCTCGCGCCGGTACCATCGTCATCTACAACCTGCGCGCCGACGCTTCTGGGGAGAGGCTCGTCCCAGGAGTAAAGCGGATAGAGCTTACACGCAAATTTTTCAAAGACCGGCCTGACCTGCTGGAAGCTTTGATAACAGTACTACTTACTTGGAGGAAACAATGATCGACCTGTCCAGACTCGGCAGGAATGCGCCCGATCCTGAACCCAAAGAAGAGAGAGAAACCGGTAAAGCTGAGCAAAGCAAGCTGAAGTTTGACATCCTGATCGTTAACAATAACCCTATGCTGGAGGCTATGTGTCGCAACCAACACACCCTCCTCCAGGCTGTTATGTTTACGCGGGATACGGCTATAGCTACCGGTGAAGCAAACATAAAATTGAACGCAGAAATTCTCAGTAAATTGCTAGCATTAGAGGAATCAATGGTAGCTATCAAGAAAGCCCTGGGTATAGAGGAGGTATCAAATGGACGACCTGGTAGCCTTGGGGAAGCAGTTGATGGGCCCAGCTTTACCGGAGAAGTACCAGCCAAAACAGATTGAGGTAAGCTCGGATTGGTTTACCATCGACTCTGTTAACGCTGACAACATGCGGCAGCATCTGGAGCAGACTCCGGCACAGCAGGCCTATTTATCGGAAATGATTGCTCAGGCGGAGTACCACATGCGCATTTATGATGAGGCGGCCACCACTAGAGAAAGTCACGTTTTTATGCTCTATAAATGCCGGCCGTTTACCAGGCTGATGGCTAAAAATAAGGGCGTGGTTAAGGTAGATGCGTCCGATGAAGTCTGCAAGATGGCGGCTAAGGCCGACCTGGTAGCCTGCCAATACCGCCACCTCTCCCACCAATGGCGGCAGCAACGGGATACTCTTAAAGGGTATATGAACGCATTTGAAACTAAGCGGATGTTTCTAGCATCATTATGTGGTTTGCGCAGGAGTGAGTGGGATGCAGAAACCACAGACAAACGAAACAATGTAAGGAGCGATTACTAGTCATGGCATTTAACGCAACATTCCTACGGCAGCAGCGGATGCAGAAGAACAATGCAGCCCGCGTCAATAAGCCCCGCACGTTCGACAATGCCCCATTCCTAGAACCTAGTGAGCTGATGGACGGTACTTACAATTTCCGGCTGTGGCCGTCCGACCCGACGAAGAACCCGATGGGGTATTTGTACCAGCGCACACACACCATAATGGACGCCACCAGAAAGCTCACCCAGTGGACCTGTCCGCGCAGTAATAACTGGGACCCTATGCCCTACGGTTGGGAAGTCCCAGATCTCTCCACCCCGGGCGGGTATCGCATCAGCTACGAAATGCCCGACGAGGACGATTATGCCAAAGCCTTTCCCCTGTACAAAGAGCGTTGCTGGGGGTGCGAGACAGAGGCGCAGATCGCCGACCTCGGGATCGACATCGAGAAACAGCTACCGGTAGAGGTACAAGCCTGGCTATTTGGGACCTCACAACCCTGGAGGGAGGGGCTGTTCGGGGGCGAGAAGTATTACTTCCCCTGCACCTTTACAGCGGAAGTATACGGCCGTGAGGAGGTTGTGCGGGAGGATGGTAGCAAGCGGACCAACACAACCTACGCACCAGCCCCCTCCTCCCAGTTCCATTGTTTGTTCGTTATGCGGGAATCCAAGATGAAGGATGAACTCCTCCGGCTTATTGAGGAGTGCCCAGACTGCTCGAACATGATGCTGGGTCGATGGTTCCGCCTGGAGAAGAATAATGGTGGCAAGGGCGTTGGTGGCTACAACTTGAGTATTAATCCCAAACCATCTGCTGCTGGATTCGAGCTACCATCCGCGCTCTACCCCAACTTCGCAAACTGGGGTAAGGGGAATGCGCAGTACGGCAAGCCTTCTAAGCGTGTTCCCTATGCTACCATTGAAGCGATTGGATCCGACCCACAGGGGTTCTGGTGCGACTCCCTCCGCCGGCTGGGGGTCACCCTGTCTGACGACGAAGCCAGTGATATCCCTTTCTAGGTTTGTGGTAGTGGGCCACTTACCGCTACCACCTGAAGAGGAAATTCAGCAGATAATGGATAGGGCCACTCCGTTCATGGAGGCTTATCTTGATGATGTGTACAAGAGGCAGTTTGGTGTATCCAGGGTGTGCCACTTCGGTTACTTGTGGAACTCTGTAGTGATTCCACGGGAGCCGTATAATGCTAGAAACCGGAAACGATGGAGCGACAAACTAATACCAGAATAGAAAGGTAGGTAGGAAATCGAAATGACCGACAAACAACTACATAAGAAACGGGAAAAGCGCAAGACCGGTAGGAAAGTCCGCATCATGGAAAGGCGGATGAACCATGAGAGGATGGAGCGAGACTGGTCCACCAAGCAAATATTCCGCCAGATCATGGACGAAGAGAATCAGCGCCTGCTATCCCAGCCGCCCCCTAAAAGTTTGACGGGGGGAGTGTCGATAAATGCGTGACGAAATTGCGGCACTGGCTACTAAAGCTCTGGGGGCGGCTGCGCTTGAGAGCCCGTCCATAGGTTACTGGCAGTCCACCGGGAGCCTTCTGTTCGATCAAATGGTACGCGGCTGGGAGTACAAGGAGGGGGGTATTCCTGGGGGAAAGTTTACCGAGCTATACGGCCTGCCCGGGGCTGGAAAGACAGCCCTGGCTATGCGGGTGGCCAAGCAGGTGCAAGAGTCCGGGGGGCTAGTGGTGTTTATCAACACTAGCGAACAAGGGTTTAACCCGGAGTGGGCTACCAAAATCGGAGTCAACACAGAGTCCCCCAATGGCTGGATACTAGCTAACGCATTTGCCCTGGAGTCCTGCTTTCAGTTTATAGAGGACGTGGTACTCGAGCACTACACCACCGATTATCCTGTGCTAATCATCATCGACTCCCTGTCAGGCCTTGGGTGTATGGACTACAGCATGGACAAAAGCACGGTGAGCGCCAATGTCCCTGCGGCCTCCGGGGCAAAGTTTCTACATCAGTGGTTCCGCCGGGGAGCCCTCTACTACTTGTCCGGTTCTAGAATTAGTATCATAGCTATACGTCACCTCACAGCCTCCCCCAGACCGTTTTCCCCAGAGACAACCACCCACGGCAGCGCGCTTAACTTCTATGCCTGGCTACGCATTAAGATGCGTCGGGAGGACATGGCAGACTCTGACACCGGGGCGAGAACTGGTATGTGGCTGCACCTGAAAATAACGAAATCCAAGGTCGGCCCACCCTTTCAGGAAATGCAAATGCCACTCTACTGCGACCGCGGGTTTGACGAGGGGTTGGAGGTTATCTGGCATTTGCTAGCAATAGGTGCTCTGGAGAAGGATAAGAACCACCGTATTGACTGGTGCGGTACAAACCTTTACGTGCGCGAGTTGTGCAAGCAGTACCACGAGAACTCTAAAGTCAGGCAGGGGTTGCGCGAGCTAGTCCTGGCCACGGCCGGCATGCAGCAGAAGAAGAAAAAGAAGGCCGGAAAGGTGGTTTAAAATGCGGGCTGACCCGGAGCAAGAACACAATGTTATCTCCTGGTGCCTGCAAAACCCCGTAGAGTTTTGGTCGCTGTCTGATCGGGTGGGGGAGCAAGCCTTTAGGTCCTCACCCTGGGACAAGCTTTGGCCGATACTGCATAAAGGGTACCAACAGCACCAGGAATTCCCTTCCCTTAATGAGCTTGGGTCCGTCATGGCCAAGCTCGACATACCGCCCCAGGAGCGGTTGCATTATGCTCACGCCTTGCGCCAGTGTTTCTCCCGGGATGTGAGCAAGTACACTGGGGAGGAGGTGAGGTCATGGGTAGCCTACCAAGAGCTTGGCATTGTGGGCGAGAAGATGTCCATGGCTGTAAGCTCCAAGCACGATCTTAAGTCACAGCTAGCATTTTACCGGGAACGTCTAGACAAGGTAGAAGTATTACTAGGTGGCGGTAAGTCAATGGGGGAACCCATCCGCCCCCTCAATAGTATGAAGAACTGGTGGGAGGGTATTGAGGAAGAGTATGGGGCACAACCAATTACCACAGGCTGTTATAGGCTCAACAAGAAGTTGCGCCATAACGGTATTAGGCCGACCCTTGTGCTTGTGGTCGGACCCACAGGAGGTGGTAAAAGCACGTTTATGTTGCACACCAGTTTCGCCAATGTACGGGCTGGGCTGCGTTGGGTCTATTACATCCTCGACGATAATCCCGCCGAGTTTATGGAGCGGTATGTTTCGCACATTATTCAGCGCCCACTTGATTTGGAAGATCTGCTCCCCGGGAATCGCGAGAAGATCGGCGCTATGGCAGACTATCGAGCCAAGAAGGAATACCCTGGAGACTGGATTGGTGTACCGGCTGCTCCTGACCGCTGGGGGCCCCAGGATTTTCTCCGGGATCTGCAGGACCGCCAGCGAGGGTTTCTTGCGTACGACCTGCAGCGAATCGCAAACGGTGAGAAGCTGCCACACCCACCCGGGGCAATTGCTGGAGTTTCAATCGACACTGGGGACCAGGTGAAGGCTACCAGGCATTACCGGGAAGCACACATGGAGCTAGAGAAGGGATATTCAGAGCTTTCATATATACCACGCAAGCTTAAGTGCCCCCTATTCCTAGGCGTCCAGGGTAACCAGGAGTCGGTAGGTGCTACGCAGCTAACGCTGCGCAACATCAGTGGTTCCTATGGAAAGGCCAAGCCGGCAAAGCTTATCATAGCCATCGCCCAGACCGTACAGCAATCCCAAACCGTACGCACTGTAGACTGGAATGCACCGATCTGGCAGGACAATAAACATCACCTATGGACTGTGAACCCACAGACTGATAAGGATACTGAATGGGAATCCCTGTCACTCTGTATCGTGAAAAATACCGCTGGTTCCTCGGCACTTGGGGCAGGAGTTACCAAGAATGTAATTATACCATTGCTTGTTAACTATGGTAGCTGTAGAATAGTAGAAGACTTTGAGCGCCCCGACGAGCTTATGCGCGCCCCAACAAAGACCCTAACCGAGGAGAAGCAAGCCAGCGGAGAAGCCCCTCCCCCCAGACTAGCTAAGAGAGGAGCAAAATGAATAAGGAAGATTCTGACGCCCTGGTTAACGCCATAGATCCCGTAAATTACGACCCCCGGGAAGCCGACCGACTTCATTTGCATAGTATCGATCATTCAAACCTTTTACTAGCAATTTACGCAACATTACGAAGAATTGAGGACAAGTATGAAAGAGGGTAATGTCATCATCGCAGCCACATGTAAGGCGTGTGTGGAGTGGACGCTGAAGCTCCCGGACTACAACCGTCAATTCAACGAGGAGCTAAAGCAGCGCGTCCCGATGGACAAGCGAGAATGGAAGCCTGCTGAAAAGGTGTGGCTTATCCAGGGAGACTGGATTCATGCTGCCGGTGACGTTGCCGTCAAGTACTACCCTGGGCGGGAGGTGGAGTGGCATGAGTAGTGGTTACTTCCCCAAGGGTGGAAAGATGGAGGGTAGGGAGTACATTCTCACCTGCCCAGAGTGCCACAAGCCCGGTAAATTTTCTTGGAACGCAGAGAAATGGGGCCACGCCCAGCAGGGTGTAGGCCAGTGCTTCTCCTGCGGTCTGGCTATCGAAGGCCAGCGCAGCCTGCTGCGCCTGTTTCCCCGAACTGAAAGCAGCGATACCCCTCAATCCGGGTGGTACCAGCAGCTACGCAAGCCAGCAGCTAGCTCATATATACCTGCTTGGGATGACGTGGAGTGCACTGAGTATCTGGAAGGGCGTGGGGTTGACGGGGATCTGGCCCTGGTATGTGGTGCTCTCCGCGACACAGCTACTAGGCGAGTATGCTTCCCGATCTACAGCCCCCTCCCGGGTAATTACCCCACCATGCTTATGTCCCGGTCTATCGTGCCTGGCGAGAAGGGCTGGCGCTCATTCCCTGGGGGGAAGGGTAGCTACATCTTCGGCCGTCTTCCCCCTGCCGGGGGCGAGATAATCCTGGTGGAGGGTATTTTTGATGTGCTCTCCTCCGGGATGTGGGGGCGAGCGGTCGCCCTCCTCGGGAAGACAATGTCATCCTCCCTCCAGTGGTACGTGCTGGAGAATTACAGCAGCATTATTATCTACCTGGACCCCCCGGAGATATGCGAAGCGGCAGAGGTATTGCGGATGGAGCTAGAGGAGAAGAATTGCTACTGGCGGGCTGAAGGTATTGGTAGGATTATTACCAAAGTGTATACCGGCATGGAACCCAGCGATCATGCCATTTAGGTGTATTATGGGGGCCGACTTCCACTTGCGGGATGATGACGCCGAGGACCTCCGTTACGGTATGCAGCTACTAGATGACTGTGGCAACCTGGCGCAGGTCAAGGGTATGGAAACAGTTATCATCGCAGGAGATTTCTTCCACTACAAGCATCGCTTCTCCCAGGAGCTACTCATCAGCGTTTACGAGCGGCTGGAGCACTGGCATAACCTTGGCATTAACTTTGTAATAATACTAGGAAACCACGACCAGCCAGACGCCGAGTCTAGACCTGGGTGGAGTGTGCTCCGGTTGTTTAACCGGGTAGCTACCGTTGTTACCAGCCCGATGCTTGTAGAGGAGGAAGACTGCACCCTGCTCCTTATGCCCTGGTATGAACCGGAGATTTACAAAACCCTACTCAAAGAGTTTACCCGCCACGCCATGGGTTCTACTAAACCACGTATCCTGGTGAGTCATGTGTCCGTCCAGGAGGGCCACGTGTCGCCGTCCAACACTCGGGTATCCAGCGCACCTATCCGGCTGCGTCACCTATTCCCGTCTGTTTGGAAAGACATCTACCTGGGGGACTACCACGCACATCAGCGTTTGCCTGGGGGAAAGACGATGTACCTAGGAGCCCCTCGTCCTACTACCTTTGGGGACTACGACAATGTAGGCGTGTGGGAGGTAGATACATCTGGAGCCAGGCCGCTCCAACTCCCCTCCAGATACCCAGCCTTCGTGTCCCACCGGGTTGACACTATAGCTGACCTACCACTGCGGGAATACGACATCCGCGACAAGCACAGGATTTATACCAGGGTAGAGTTACGCTCTCATGTATCCACCCTATACCCGTCAGCTAAAATACTAGCAATAGAGGATTCTCCCGAAAGGGATACCGGTAGATTAGCAGAAGTTGACAAGCAGAATATTAAGGAGGTAGTTGACAAATGGATGAAGATCAAAAAGCTGGACCCGAAGGTGTACCGCCCGGAGGTGAAGAGGTTCTTATGATAAAAAAGAACTGTGTCTACATCCATAACGAAACTGGTAATTCAGTAATGGTACTAGGTCTTGCTGCTGGTAAGGGAGACAAGAGGGGGACCATAAAAGAGGTGGTCTATACGGACAAATGGTTTGTCTACGACGGTCACGTAGTGATGCAGCGCGACGGCTTCATGTGGCATAGGTCTGGAGCTGATTTTGCAGCCAAGTTCAGCTTCGCCCGCGCTGCCCCTCTTTATGACACCAAGCCCTTTGACCCTATCCCAGACCCGGCACCATTCGAAGAACGGTTCCAGGAAGAGCTACGCAGCGTCTTTGTGAACTGCCTGAAGATCCTGGAGGAGCGTAAGGCCAGCTACGGCAACAACGGCATGACCGTCAACGACTATATGCCGTTCGGCCACCTGTCCTACGCTCACATGGTGCAGCTTAAGGCAAAGCGGATTGAGAGTTTGGCTAGCTACCTACACCTGTCAGACGAGAGAAAACAACTCATAGACCTTAAGGACTCGCTACTAGACTTAATCAACTACACGGCGTTCTACGCTGCCTGGTTGGAGGCAAAATGACAGCAGAGGAAAAGCAGATATGGAATGCTGTGTATGGGGCTGATTTTTCAAGACGGTACCAGCAATCTATTTATCGTGACAACGCTGTAGAGTACGCCATTGATACCGCAGACACTGCAGTGCAGGAATTGCGTGAATGGCGAGCCGTCGAGAATAGTAAAGCAGGATTGGAGATTCCAGAGTATGACTAGACATGAATTATGGGAGCCACCCCCTCCGGCCCCTATTGAGCGCGGCTGGCATTGTCCCGCCTGCGGCTGCGTATACTCCGAGGAGTTCAGCGACTTCCCTGGATTCACGTGCGAATGTGGGGCAGAGTGCTTCTGGCAGGATGGTAACTTGATTGAGTGCAACACTTGCGGAGGCCGCTCAAGGGGGGGTTGCCCAGACTGCTCCGGGGGTGCATGGAAGGAATGAGAATACTGGAACTGAAGATTTTGCAAGACCCATTGGCGTATAAGGAGCATGGGTGGAGGCTGCAGGATGGAAGCAGCCGCTATCTACCGCCTTATGCGCTGCGGCCATTCAACGAGCAGGAGAAGAGAATGCTTATAGCAATATGTGAAGGACGCTCTTCTGTAGAACTCGGTAGGCTTTTTAAGGTGAAGCCACAGGCTATAGCATCGCGCTTGTGGCGTATGGGTTATAGCGTCCATCCAGTTACAAGACTATGGCAAAAAAAGCCGTGCGATTGAAGCGCCTGCTCATTAAGTCCTTTATGTCCCACCCGCACACGGACATAAACTTCGACAACCTCAAGGGATTGCTATACATCTACGGCCGTAACTACGACCACGCTGAGAAAGACTATACAAACTGCAGCGGGAAGTCCACCATCCTCTATGCTATCCAGTGGGCGCTGTTTGGTAAGATTTCCCACCCGGACTACACCACAAAGAACGACGTGATAACCCATAACTCGGATGGGTGTCACGTGGAGCTTGACCTGGTGGGTAAGGACGGCCTGCTCCAGATAGCCCGCTCAAAGCCGGCTAAGGGGTCGGAGAAGCTGACCGCCCGTCTAGGTGGGGTGTCGGTACCAGAGCCCGTACAGGACAACCTGGCTCGTTTCTACGGCATATCCTGGGACGTGTTCTGCAACACCTACTTCCTGGGGCCGAACTCCAAGACCACCCAGTTTGTCACCGCTACGCCGGCCGCCCGGGCCCAGATTCTGGGAGAACTTATCAACGACTCCCAGTTCCAGGCTGCGGCCGCGAAGGCAGATAGCGAACTGGGGCTCATCACCAGGGAGCGGGATCGCTGTGTGGAGGCCTGCAACAGCCTGCAAGACAACCTCCGCTCCATCGGGGAGAATATCAAGCGCATCCAAAGCAGTTACGCCGACGAGCAGGCCGCCCAGCGCAAGCGGGAAGAGGACGTGGCCAAGAAAGTCCACGATCTTGAAGTGGAGATTCTCAAGCGCCGGGACCGGCTGACCGACGCCCCCTCCCAGAACGTGGCCACCGTCCAGAGTATGATCAACACGATGACCACGGAATGGGAGAGTCTACAAACCAGGCTGGCTGTCCTCCGGGGGAAACTTCAGCAGCGGCAGCCGGCTCTGGGGGAGAGGTGCCACGCTTGCGGGCAGCATTTCAGTACTATTGCCAAAGAAGAGTTCGAGCACCTACGCGGGGATTGGACCAAGGAGGAGGCCAGGCTCAAGGTTGAGCTTAATACCATGAACGGGGCCCTGGCCGACCTGCGCGCTGAACTCCATCGAGTGCAGCAATGGACCCAGGTAAAGGCCGGCATTGAGCGGGAGATAGACCTCCTACGGGCCCAGATTGCCGTGTGCCGGGGGTCGCTGGAGAACCGGACGCTGGTTGTCCTCCACCAGGAGAAGGAGGTGGCCATTGGTAACTACCGCCAAACAGAGGAACTTATCCGGGAGAAACAGTCCCAGATAGCTGAGATTAACCTGCGAGTGCCTATTATCAAAACCATCCAGCATGGTTTCAAAGTCGAAATCCGCAACATGCTATTTGACGACGTGCGCCAGGTGCTCGAGTACTACGCCGACCAGTATGTACAGGTGCTGGCTGACCACGAGTTCACCTTGGAGTTCCCGCCCACAACCTCCACCGGACGAGAGAAGTTTGAAATTGCTGTGAAGCGCGGGGGGCAGCGTAATCCACTGGTATCTGGGGGGGAGGGTTACCGGGCACAGCTAGCAATCCTCCTCGCCCTGCGCCAGGCATTGACTCACCAGAGCAAATGCCCGTTCGAATTCCTCCTTATCGACGAGGTACTGTCCGCAGTGGATGAAGCTGGCGGCCGTGCAGTAGGAAAACTCATATCAATGCTACAAGTAGAGTTCCCCCACATCCTCGTTACGTCACCCCGGGAAGTAGAGGGTGAGGGGCATATCATTACCGTAGAGCGCCGGGGCAGAATGTCGAGAGTGGTAAATGTCTGACGAAGAAAAAGAGGATAGAAAAAACCGTTTAGCAACGGTCGCCATAGGCTTTGTTAATTACCTACACGCACGAGGTTACTCCATAGGCGAAGCTACTCACGGAGTGCGCGAAGCTGGTTACTTAGAATGCTGCGCGTCTAAAAGGATAGCTAGGCTTATAGCAGAATTCTCTAACGACTATGGCTAAACGACCAGAACTAATACCATTACTAACACAGATTGCCCGCCTGGACGGGGACATGGAATCCCGCCACCCTGGGCCAGAGGTATACCGCAGCCCGTTCTCAATAGAGTTCTTCGTCCCCGGGCGACCCAAAGCCAAGGACCGAGGAACTCCACGCCCCTGCGCTGGAGGGAAGGGCGCATTCATATTCACCTCCCCAGAAGTCCAAGAGAAGGAAAAATATGTCCGTGAAGAATTCCTACGACACATACAAGCCTACTATAGAGACTTCGCTAGATTTTTACCAATCGTTCAAGGGTGGTGCTGGATGGAGGTGTACAGCCTCATGCCACCTTCAAACGATTGGTACCCCGGCAAACCTCACACTGGACCTCCTGACGGAGATAATCTATATAAACTTATCAAAGATGCTCTCTCAGGGCGAGCCAGTGGCCGCCCGCCCCTTGCATTCAAGGATGACAGCATGTCTGCAGGCGCTTGGCCTCAGTGGAAGTGTTACTGGGATGAGCGTTACCGTGACGCGGTGGGATACCCTCCTTGCCCAGGAACGCACGTAGTTATACATTACGAAGTCACTGCCAGGAATCCAGAACTATTGCCAGAAGGTGCTGCGCGCTGTAGTATATGTGGGCGCGACGACTTCAAAAGTTTACCAGGTCTAGCGATACACGAAAGGAAATGCAAATGAGAAAAGTAGGATTTGAAAACCCGGTGAAGCCTAACGTACAGTTTGAGGCCGAGCACGTGGCATTCATTGATGGAGAAGCCGAGCGTCTGGAAATGGGTAGGCAGGGGTTCCTGCGGCAGCTATTGGCTGGCCTTATTGGTTACGCCAAGGATAAGCCCCGTATCATCGACCAATTGATTAAGATGGCCGGTGAGCCTCGCCCGATCACCAGGCATGCTCCCAAGGTAACGGAAGCACCCGCTCCCTCTACCAAGAAGAAAGCAGCTCCTCCCCCCGTCAAGGCGGCCGCCAAAGGTAAGAAAGCAGCTCCTCCCCCTCCTCCGGCAAAAAAAGCCACTAAGCCCCCTATCTCTGGCAAGGCTAAGCCCACAAAAGCAGCCCCGGCCCCACCTGCTAAGGGTAAAGGAAAGCCAGCGGGAAAGAAAAAAGGAGCCAAGTAGGTAGACATTAGCTCCTGTTATCTATATAATGGAGGTGTGCCCAGCAGCACATTTCCAAAGCGCGTCCTTTATAGGGCGCTATTTTTTTTTGTACCGCCCGACTAGTTTTCGGTGCGGTAATTAATGATGTAGTTCACCGTAGAGTTACTGCCGGCTTTCAGCCAGATCGCATCCCCTGGATCCACTGCCAGCCCACCACCGTTGGGGGTGGAGAACGGGTAGGTCAAGCTGGCATTGGCGGCCAGAGCCTCGGTGGTAGCGAAGTCCCTGGCAGAGGATACCACTGCCCCAGACTTAATGAACCGGCCGCTGTAGGAGTCAGCCCCTCCAGTGATGTTGGTGAATACGATGCTGTCCACGATGATTTGAGCGCCCCCTGAAGCGACAGTGAGCACACTGGCCAGGGCGTTAGTTAGCTGCCCCTGGATAGAATGGTACTGCCACTGGGAACTGACCTGGCGTCTCTGAATATCCATTTTACCTCTCCCTTCGTTGCCTCAGAATGTCAGATTGAACTCGGCCAGGCCATCGTCAACCTTCATCTGTGCATACGGGATCGCACACGACCCCGCAATCTTTTGAGCCTCCCGGGCTGCATCCTGGCAGCAGTCACCTCGCCCCACCACATAACCTAGTAATGGTCCTGAAGCTTGGAGGAATCCCGGTTCACCCTCCGCTTGGAATACATCATTCCAGTATACCCCCCAGGGCTCCCGCCGAAAACGGGTCGGTGGTATTCCAGCCTTGGCCAATTGGTAACGCCCAGCCGGCGAGGTCCAGGGTGCCTCCGTGTACGGGTATGGGGGTAGGGTGAGCTTACGGCTGCACACAAAGCCTTTGTAGAACTCGTATGGAGTGTTCGGCCGGCGGGGGTTGCAGACCCTGTCCAGGAAGTTCTGGAGGGGCATGGTGAGCCCCCGAACAGCCGCCGCCCAGAATCCATCCGGCGGGCTCATCTGCACGTCCACGGCGCACACGTGGCGCTCTCCATCCTCCCAGTCTGTCATGCAGCCGAGGAACACCGGGCCGCAATAGCGCATTGCCGTTAGGGTCTTCTCCAGCTTACGGAGCGTCTTGTCCACGTCGTCGGCGTTGAGTTCCACGGGGCGAAGGTTAACACCCTCCACCGTGGGTACGCCTTGCCCATCTGGGAGGAGGTTGTAGGCCATATCCATCTGCAGGACCGGGTTCATTAGCCCTTCTGAATTGAAAAACCCTACCAGGTAAAACTGGGGTCGTAGCATCAGCCCGGCGTTGATGAACTCCGGGAACCCCTTTTGGATCGAGAAGGTGTCCGGGAACAGGCCGGCCGCGTTGATACCCTCCATGTATAGCTGCAGCTCCACATCCGTGGAACAACAATGGAATCGGCCGTCTGGGTAGCGGAATAGCCAGGGCCGACGCTTTCCCTGTACATACTCAGCCGCGTCAGAAATACTATCAAACTTGGTGTAGTCAGAAGTAGGGACGCCGGCGGCTTCCAGGATGCTCATCCCGAACTGAAAATTTTCGGCCAGCTTGTCTTGCAGCTTGCTCCCACCAAAAACTTTGTAGCCGTCGTCTTGTAGAGTTTTGGCTAGTGGGCCGAATCCTGGGCTGTCGATTACCACTATGTCTGGCTCCCACTTACGGGCCTCCTCCAGATTTTTTGTTCTCTCCACCAGGCCTTTCCAGGCACCGGTATCATTCTTGGCTAGTAACCTTACCTCGTTGCCTTCTGACTCTAGCTGCTCAAGCAGAAAAGCGTGGCGCTCATCCCGGGAAATTAGTAGGCATTTCATTTATCTATGTGGCCTGTTCATAATTTTTAGCCTGGTTTCCAAGCCTTTCTTTGCGTTCTCCGGCACCATTCCGGTAGCTCGCTCGATCTTCTCTTCCTCCAGCCCCACGGCCCGCAGTCTGGCTTTTTCCACCTGGCGCTCGAACTGCTCTGGGGACAGGCGGTAAGTATCCCCGCCAGCGATTTCTTCGGAAATAGCACTCCATGCTGGGGGTCGTATTCCGTCCTCTGTAGCTATTTTCCTGGCTTGCTCCATGAAGCGGGTCGCTTCCTCTTGTTTGCCCTCTGCGATGGCTTTATGGTAGCGCTGCAGGGGAACCGCGATGGAGGCATCCATATAGTTGTTCATGTAGTCCTGCACACCCTTGTAACGCGCCCCCATCGAAGCTTCGCTCTTGGGGTTAGACATCCGCACCCCACCCAGAATATGGCTGACCTCTGCAAGAGCCGACTCTGTTTTATGCGGGTTACCCATAAGCTCTTCCCAGGGAATGGCTTTGCTAGCCATATACTTGGCCGCATCCATGCTCCTACCTATAACATTATGTGGATTAATTGCCGGGTCAGGAGAGGTGATGGGTCGGCCGGCGTAATCCTGGTTACGGGCTACGTCTACAAAGGCCTTGGGCATGGCCCCGGTCTGGTCATAAAGACCGCGCATGAGATCTGGAAGGGAGGCACCGTGCCCCAGTATTGTTATGAACCTGGTCATCTGCCCAAGTGGCATGCCGATAAGGTGATCCCCAGCCATCCACTTGAATAGCGAGCTAGCATCCCCCGGAGAATTGTTCCATGTCCAGCCGTGACCGTTGACGAAGTTAATCAGGTTTGCGCCGCAGAACAGGGAGGCCAGGCCAAGCTTGATACCGCTACTAGCATTTTTCCGCACCCAGTCTGCTAGCTCCGGGTGTTCCCGTATGCCGCGCTGGTAGTCCATAAACGGAGTAAGCGGGCTAGAATTAATCATATTCTCTGGCTGCCCGTGAGGAGCGGCTCCAGGCACCAACGGCACCTTATCGGTGAAGTTAGCAATAACGTCCGAAATGTTGGTGGGTCTGGGCGGGTTAGGGTCAGCCGCCGGCATAATGTGATTAGAGAACGTCCTCATGCTAGAGGCTTCCCAGTTGGGGCTTAAAATAAGCTGCCCCATAATACTGCGGAATGCCGTCTCCCTCCAGGTATGCGGTAGCTCATAGCTGTTAAGTGCACCACTATTTCGGTTTACCAGGTTTGCTGAGGTTGTATGTATAGCTTTGAATACCTGTTCCTGAGGGAAGCCTTTCTTCAGCAGGCCTTCTGCCATCTCATTCCACAACCTGTGAGTAGTGTGCCAGTGAGCGGCAACCATTGCGTCCTGGATAGGCTGGAAGCACACAAAATGCTCCATTGCCTTGAACGCAGTAGTACCAAGCTTGGCCAGGTCCTTCACCGCTACCCCAAGGCGTTGAGCCCCGCGCTGCTCGTCCCAGTTATCCTTCATCTGCTCATAAGCTTCAGAAGGGTGCTCCCGCAGCCCCTGGGCAATATTGGCAGCAGCAGAGGCCACGTCTTTCTGGTTCCATGGTCCATAACCCTTACCCACTTCTGGGCGAGTGTTGAGTCCGGTATTCTGATAGATGCGCTTCACTTCCCGGGCCAGCCCGTAAATACCACTGCTCATAGCATGCAGGTTAAGGCCGTGCTGGACAGAGCTAATGGCGTATGCCGGGTCTTTAGCTAGCTCTCTACCGGCAGACATATACTGTGCCATCGCCCCAGGGGCAGCTACGGCTTGCTTACCAGCAGCTTTAAGGTTCTCTAGCCGGGACATACCGGGAGTTCCTTTTACGGCATTGTCTATATGTTGGGCTGCATAACCCATTGTCTGGTAATAATGACTGGACCACACGTTGAGCAGGTGGTCAGCCGAGCCCAGGAATAGCTGACCAGTTCTGGTAAGGTTATTCAAATGCTGCATTACGTTTGGATCGATCTTGCCCTGGGTGAAGAAGTTATTCAGCAGGTAGGCAAAATCCGGGTGGGCGTGAAGCTCCCCGACAGGCACATCCTCCCCGCCAATGTGCATGGTATCGTGTCGGCTGAGCCCAAACTCTTCGCCAGTAAATGGCTTGTAGGGGGCCGACAGGTCACCCTTCTTCACCCCCCCAGGACCCATCTCGGTTTGCTTTACCCCAGTGTAGAGGGAGCGCACAATGGGGGGAGTCTCTGTCTCTCTCCGGGTTAGGGGCTCCTTGGTTACCGGATCGTGCATCGGTAGCCCAGTCTCTGGATGGGTGATGGGGGTTTCCCGCGACTTGAACCGCTCAATGATGTTGATGGGTCGGCTCCCACCAGCTACCAGCCCGCCATCTGGGACCGGGGAATGCATCATCTGGTTGATGAGGTTTCGCACACTGGAAGCCTCCAGCACTGCCTTTATCTGCCCGTGGATCATCTCCACCGGGTCGGTTACAGGGTTCCGCAATGCTAGATTAGCCAGGGTATCGTTAACTACCTTACCGTCCGTGGTGCGGAGAATGCGCATCCGGTCGCCCTGGGAGGCTTTGACAAACCAGCGGTAACGGCTCTCCGGGGTGGTCGGCTCGCTGGTCTTCCAGTCTCCGTTTCTTACGGCCGCTTCTGCTGCTGCGCTGACCTTACGGGCCTCCGCCAGAGTCGGTATTTTGCGGGCGTTCTCAGATACCAGCCTGTGCTGTACGCTAGCACCTCCGCTATCCGCGCTGTAGGCGTTAATCTCCGACAGCCACGGGAACCGGTGACGGGTATTGATGAGGTTAAATATACCCTTCATATCTGGGTGAGCAACCTGGAACTTCTCCTGAACGGCCGATAACCCGAAGTATGGGCCTAGTATTTCACGCATCTCCGGGTGGTCCCGTAAGAAGTCTTGCATTTGTGTTTGGTCAGAGTGCATAGATTCCACGGCATCTATGAAGCGCTCACCGAACTCCCTGCCCCCGGAGGGCGTCTTCATTAGCTCCGCCCACCCCTGACCTTTGCGGAACTTCAGGGCTGGGGCAATGGTAGATATGCTCTTCTCCAGGTCGCTCCTTAATTGGTCGGCTATGTGCCCCGCCATCATCGCGCCGGATTCCTGGATGTGGTGCCAGTCCCCCAGGGCTGACCACGTCCGGGACATCCTATCGGCCAGACCTATACCTCCGCTGTTATAGTTGATCCATTTATCCATTGCTGCCTGCATGGTAGTGGATTGGTTAAGCAGCATCTGCAGTGCAGCGGGGTACTTATACGTAGGGCTGTCACTACCAACACTAGAGTAAGAACCTTTGCTCATTACCCTGGATATTGCCTCCGATGGAGCCAGGGCATCTTTCATAGTATTGGTCATTTCCTCCAACTGGTCCATAAGCATCTGCTTGTGGGCCTCTGGCGACATCTGCTTCAGATACTCTCTACCGCTGGCCAGAGCAAAATCTCCTACGACATTACTTGCCGTAGGGTCCCCAGCCTGGACTGCCTTCTGCGCCAAATCGTGAATGGAGGGGGATGTCGGGTCGCCCGGGACGGCCGGCTCACCAAACTTGTGCTTGAGCATGTCGTCCCAGACATCCTGGCGCACGTAAGCAGGCACTTCAGTAGCCCCTTTGGAGACATAGTGCTCGTAGCGAATCTTACCATCCAACACACTCAGCTCAGAAACAGGCGCTGCATTGGGGTCGGGGAAACCAAACCGCTTGCCCGATGGTTCCTGCTCAAACCCTATACCCATAGGGTCGTGGAACGGGTCGTTAACCGCAGCTTGAAACTTCCCCGGGTTAGCCTCGAACGAAGCACGTTGCACATATCTACCATCAGGTAGCAGTACTGCTTCCTTTGGGTTGATGTTGGGGTTCCAATGGCCACCATTCTTAGCAAGGGTTTCGCTGCGCTTGACTACCTCTGCAGCCCACCCAGCGAGGTCACCTGCAGCCTGGGGAGTGTCGTTGCCCAGCATCATCGGCCGCTTTAGGAAAGTTGTTCCCACCTTTGACTGTATTTTAGTACCCTTACTAGTTACCTGGGGAGGGGCTGTGTTGACCTTTTCCCCCAGAATCTTACCCGCAATCTTCTCCGGTGAAGATGGTCCTGGTTTTTTAATCCAGCTTATAGGTACCTTTACATTAACGTAACCCAGGTTATTGTCGTAGGCGTAATCAAGGTCAGCTTTGACCTTACCATGCGTCTCTACAGGTCGGTCAGTGATAATTTGATTCTTAACCTTTTCTTTACTAGTGTAGTAATTTTCCCCGGGCTCGGCTTTACCAGCCTTTATATAATCCCGAGTAGCTTTATTTAACGGTATCTTTATATCAGGCTCATACTCCACGTAGGCGGTATTTACTGCATCCGCAGATACTCTGGGGGCACTGTACAGATCAATTAAACCGGAGTTTCCGGCTACCCCCAGCTTGCGGAGTTTGCTATCTACCACTTGCTCTATAGGGGCACTAGCCCGGTTCTCCAAACCGCGCCTAGCAATGCCGGTTTGGTTGATGCGCTTAGAATTAAAGTTATTAAGCACATCTAACTGTTTCTGGAACTCCTGCATCTTCGGCCCGCGAAGCTGTTTTTGGTAGTCTGCTAGCTGTGTCTCATACTGTTCCATAGATTTAACATAAAGCCGCATTTTCTCCTTATAGTTAACGTGCGCTTTAGAGCCTGGCTCAATGCTGCCGCCCTGGGGTTTCTCTGGCCTTACCGGTTTATTGTCTATAAGCTGCTGCATCTGCTCTTGTATTTTAGAAGTAATACTAGCTATAGCTCCTTGAGGACTATCCTTGTAGCTGCTATACTCCAGCATCGTGCTTAAAGTCTTCCCTACCTCCTGCTCTAGCTGGGTAGGGAATGGGGTGGCAATTCCAGCATAATCCTGCAGAGCTTTGTCTACCACTGCGTTAAACTGGTCGAGTGTTGCTACCTGGGAAGGGTCGCTGAGCGGCCCACCGGCTATAGCTGTAGTTTCAGGGCTCTGCCCGATGGCCATCGCCTTACGCCGCAGGGACTGGGCTACGTGGCTGAACACCACACCAAGCTCTTGCGCTTCCTCCTGGGTGCCTGGGGGAAGGGCCTGGTTGATTTGAGCAAGCTTACCAGCTTCTACTTCCAGCTCATCAGACATTCTTGCCAGGTCGCGGACGCACGGACCCCCTGTTTTGGAGTTTTCAAAAGGAATGCCCGCCTTCTTGGCCACCCCTCCAGCCTTTTTGGATAATGCAGCCGCCTTTACCAGGTCGTTGTTACGGGCGGCCGTGAAAGCTTCCTTGGCCATAGCGATAGCCTCGGCAGCTTCTGGGGAGCCCATCTCCAGTGGAAACAAAGCCTGCAAAGCATCCTGCTGTGCTTTAAGCTGTGCTGCCGAGGATGCTACCAGCTTCTCCTGGATGGTCTTGGACTGTAGCCCCTGCTGGACCCACTGCATAGCGGTGGTGGTAGCCTGGTCAATATGATCGGCCTGCCCGTTGAAAGAGTTCACCAGCCGTTCGGTGGCCTGCATCCGGGCAATGTCCATCTGCTGACGGTACATCGTCTGGGCGGAGCGCACGATGTTTTGGGAGAAATACCCGCCGGTAGCATTGTCGAACTCTTTGACAATGTCGGACATAGACGGCTCCAGGGCCAGCCTGAAGGAGCTTCCGGGGTCCTTCATAATCTCCCGACCTCCAGCCAGGTAGGGCGACAAGAGGCCGCTGGATGGCTGCTGGGGGCCCTGCACGGGGCCGGGCGGCCCAGGCGGAGTTCCTGGAGGGGGAGGGGTGGCCGGAATGCCTGGAGCCCCGGGTGCATCCCCCGGCCGGCGCATCCCCAGCTTATAGGCGTCGGCGGAGGCTTTGAGAGGTGTACCTATGTGGGTAAGCATACCAAACATCGACCCCAGGAATGAGGCCATCAGTCCATTAATTGCTGCCTCCTGGATACCCCCGCCCGCGTGGAGGGTGTCGCCAACTGCTTGGGCCATCATCTGGGAGGCCCCTACAGCGGTAGTCATAGACATTTGCTTCATCCACTCCTCGCCTAGATGACTAGCAAAACCCTGGAACATAGGGGATTGGATCATCCGCTTGAAGGCAAATTCCCCCGGAGCCCCCAGGGTGTTCCCGAGTTTAGAGGGGATGACAGCCCCGGCAGCGTTTTTGGTCATCAGGGCGGGGCTCATAGCATGCATCGTCCCCCACGCGCCCGCCAGGTAAGGCAGGCTCATGGCCAGGCTCATCACGTTGGCGTCCCACGCCTTGGGGTCAGCCAGACCGGTCACCCCGTCAATAGGGGAGAAGGCCGGGGAAAACACGTTAAAAGTCTTGTTTAGATTGTTGAGGGCCCAGCCGTTGAAATCCTCGCCATGCCGAAAAGAATTGATGAACCCGAACTCTGGTTTGAACCAATCGGACGGAGCCGCAGCCTCAGCCAACTTCCCCCAAGTTGCTTTGGTAGCTTCCCGGACAGCCTCACGTTGGGTTTTGGTAGTGAACAACCTCTGGGTAGGGCCTAGCATAGGGTTTTGCATCAGCCCTTTTAGTACCGTTTCTCCGAGGTTACGATCCTCGCTACCGAACCACTCATTAATTCCGGCCACCCCGCTAAGCATCCCGGAAAGGGCCATCTTACCCATTTCCTTGATGTCTTGCGCAATAACCTGGGGCTTGGACATATCCGGGTGAAGTTTCTGCCCCATCCCACCAGGATCGAAGGAATCGTCGAGTTCTGGGGAGGCCACTCCAAGATCTAGCCCAATGGCGGCCCGTTGAGCGGCAGCCTTGAAGGTGGACTGGTTTTTCTGGATCATTGCGGCTGTAGGAGTAGTACTAGAAAAATTGGGGCCGGTACCGTTAACAACCATGGCATCCGCTTCCTGGGGAGAGACGCCCAGGATCTTGGCTACATAGTCTCGGGTTTCAGGCATGGTAATGCGCTTGGCAACATTTTGGAAATGGTCCTCCGCCCCCGGGCCCGCGTTGTAGGCGGCCAGGGCGCGCGCCCAGTTACCGTTATAGGATTTGAGCAGGCCGGTCACGTGCTCAAAGTAAATGTCATACTGGGTCCCGGGGTTGTGTAGGTAGTCAGCTACCGATATACCCCGTTTGTCTAGGTAGGGAGCCAGCGTCCCGGGCATGAACTGGGGAGCCCCAATTGCCCCAGCCGACGAGCGCGCCTGCGGGTTGAACGCAGACTCAGCATGAATCTGGTTGTTCATGATGGATGCGTCTTCGTTCGTGTAACCCCGGGATTTGGCCATGCCCTGGAGGAGCTGCTGCGGGCTACCTATCTTGGCTTGTTTACCCTGCGCCCCCAACATGCGTGGGTCGTCATCAGCCCACTTACGCTCACTGCTGGTGGCCGGAATCTCTGGTTGGTAGGTGATGTGGTTCTCGTCATTCATCACGGACTGGGCGAAGCCGTATTTGGCAGCGTGAGATAGGAAGTTATTCAACTCCTTTCCAGACAGCCCAATGTCATAGGCGCTCCCGTGGTTGTGGTGGGAAGCTCCGGGAGGTGCTACCGGAGAAATACCGTGTAGCTTGTTGTAGAGGCTGGCTTGCTCCTCGTTGGAACGGTAGCCGGAGATTACCGGAACCTTCACCCCGGTGAGCTTCTCGTAGTCCTGCACAGCCTTGCGCAAAGCGGTAGCACTGTTGTAGGTGCCCTTGATCTTCCCACCCAGGTCAACTATACCGTTATCCACCGGAGCCATACCCCGCTCCATCTGGGGGGAGGGTGTGGTTACCGGGTTGAGGGTGACATTGGGGACCCCACCGGGCTCCAGCCCACTTTGCTTGATATGGCTATCAAGGGCAGCCAGTGGGTCGGCAGCCTGGGTTGTAGTATTGTTACCAGAAATATGGGCATCCAAAGCAGCTAGAGGGTCAGCCTCCGCTGTGTTAGTGAACCCAGTCCCTTCAGCGGACTTGGATTCGTTCCAGGCGTTGCCTATAGCCATTATTTACCCCTTTGTGCATAGCCGTGGTACATTTCGGCGGCTTTTTGTAGGATTACGGCTTCCTCTGGAGGCATACCTTTTTCCTTGCCGGTGGTGATCCAGTCATATTTAGTTAGCGGTTCCAGTATTTTGGGGTCCCGCGTGTCGTGCATTTTGCGCAAGTAGGTCTGGGTGAAGGATGATAGTGCTTGCGGTTTGGGCGGGGTGCCCTTTCCGTCCCACTGCCCAGAGTAATAGTCCGCAGCGAACATATCCGGGTAGGGTCGGTCATCCGGCCGGCGAGGTTTGAGCCCCCGAGTCATAAACCCGTTGGTGCGCATATTCTCGTCCAACCACAGGCGGTGGGCTTTTTGCTCCTGAGTTGCAGCGCCGGAAGCAGACCGGGCAAAGATTGGATTCTTGGGGTCTTTAGCCCATGCCATCCGATCTGAAGCGATAGCTACTCGTTTCTGGGTAGCCTCGTCTTGCTTGGCCAGGTGGGAATCCAGGTGCCCAAGGTGCTTAATCTGAGCTTCTGTGAGCTTGATCTTGTTGTCAGCTAGATTACCCCTAATATCTAAGCCCCTGTCGCCCTGGTCCAGTTTTCGGTCATTCTGCCTCGTCTTGTCGGTTAGATACCGCTCCAGGGTTTCAGCTCGTTGTTCCGCTGTATCCGCTCTACGTGCTTCTATACCTAGCTTTGTATCAAACTGGTCAGCCTTGCGGTTGTCTATATATTCCTTGTGTACAGCCCTTTGCTCTTCAATTTTAGCCTTTAAAGTGGCGGCCTCGGCCTTTGCCATATCAGCCCTATATTCGGACATGATTTTCTGCATGCCAGCCTGATCTTTCGCAAAGGTTTGTGCAGCAGTGGTCATGGCTATCTTTACATTGTTGGGGGAGTTATTGTAGGCTTCGAACAGCTTCCCAAACTCATGCTCAAACTGACCTCTAGCATCCGGGTCCACACTGATTAGGCGAAGCTGGTCCTGCGTCATATTCATGAGCAGCGCCATCTTTTGGATGTTAGCCATATTGAAATCTGGAGAGGATATGCCCAGAGTGTGTTGTGCGCTAGTAATAGCTTGCTGGGTTTTCACATCGTTCATATCCAGCGCGGCCAGGGCGGTATCGTCCAAGTCCTTACCGGCAGCAATTTTCCCCCAGGCCATCGCCAGGTAGTTATCCTGAACGGCTTTCATTTTGAGCGCCGCCAACTGAGCCCCCACGCTCTCGGAGTAGCGGGCTTCCGTAGGGTCAATAGAGCCCGGGGGCGGTAGCGGTAGGGCGTCAGCCGGGCTGGCCTTGCCGTCTAGTATTAGTTCTGGGTGGGGGATGATCTGTCCGTTACTGTTCATGTGGAGCTTATCCACTGTGGTCTGTGCTTTGGCGGCCACCTCCATAAGGTGCTGCTGTGGGGTCAGTGCAGCCTGCGGCCCAGTACCAGCGCCCTGCACATCTGGAGGGAGGGGTTGACCCGGCCCGGTGGGCTTGATGGCTTCCTGCTGTCCTGGGGGAGGTACTGCACCATGGTCACTGATTACCTCCCCGGTCTGGCTGGGGAAAGATTGTGGAGAAGTGGAAAAACCACCCATCAGCTCCGCAGTGGGGTTGGTTCCACCAGGGTCTACGGCGGTCGAAGGTGCTGTAGAACTACTACCAGGTTCTCCCGGCCCCTGTGCAAACCCGGTATTCGTCGCCCCGGGTTGCTGCCCAGCATTACCCTGCTGCTGTTTAAGGGCGCGCTGCTGGTTTACGGCGTCATCCACACTAGATAGATGCTCAAACTGCTTGCCCGCTGCACGGTTCTTGTACGTGACAAAATCCCCGGCATGTGCCTTGAGGGCTAGTAGCTCGGCCTTCCTTTGGGGGTCGTCAGTCTTAGCTATCTGCGCATCCAGGTAGGCTTCATTGGCGGCCTGGTTCTCCCCAGCGCGTAGCTGGTTGGTGGTGCGCTCGCTCTCTAGAGAATTTAGTTGGCGCTCCTGCATGTTGACCCCGGGGTCACCCTCGATCATCGTGCGGATACCGCCGGCAAGCTGCAGTATGGACGGGGCCACCTGCCCCCAGAAGCTGTTATACCGGGGGGCAGCGTTAATCACGTTAGCGCCCACTGCCTCGGGCCGCTGTGCTTGGAACTGGGGAAGGGGGACCATAGCCATAATTAATTACCCTCCTGGTTGTCAAGGCATTCTGCGCACAGCCAGTCGGCTGGCTCGGCGGGTTTGTCAGGGGCTGCAAAGTAAAAAGGGCACTTGCATACCCGACAAGCGCGCAATTCCATATCCACCCTACATGCCGCCTAGCGCCGGCGGGGGCTGGTACTGATATTGAAGCGGTGACGGGGTAGGTTGTTGCTGCCCCGGGAGGGGGGCTCCGCCGAAACCCCCACCCTGCCCCTGCTGCATAATGGTAGCTACCTTCTGGCCCAGCATGTGCGCCAGTAGAGGGATGTAGTTCTCCATTCCCTGCACTCCCTGGGCCTGGGGCTGCACAGAACCCTCACCAGACCCACTACCTTGGCTCGAGTCGCTCTTGGCTTCCGTGGTCTGGCTGGCAGTGGGGTCTTGCCCCTGACCGCCTGTAGCTGCCCCTACAGCCCCACCCATACCGCTGCCCAGAATGTGCGTGGCCAAAGGTGCCCAGTTGCCAGTTCCCAACCCCAGCCCTACGCCGGCAAGAGTACCAAATACGCTGCTCTTGTGGTTCTGGGGGGCGGCTTGCTGTACTACGTTGCTCCCGACCGCTCCCGGGCGGGCCGCTGAAAAGTTTGGTGATGCTGCCATGTCTGATTCTCCTCCACTACCTTCTTCGGGGCTCGCCCCACCTAATTCCTTGACTCGCTTTGCACCCTTTACCGCCTTGGCTCCAGCGTTGGTCATGGGGCGGGACTGCTTATCCCGCTCCCGCTGCCATTCAGCTAAAGCCTTATCCCTCCGTGTGGGGTCGGAGTATAGCTGGTCGGCCTGCTCCAAGGTAATATCTCTGCCGGGCACATGCTCAAACTCAGTAACCAAATCCCGCTCACGGGGGCTGCCGTCAGCATTCACCCAGCTTTGTCCAGGCAGCTTATACTCTTTTGTAGGAGAACCCGGCGTAGTGACCAGGGTGGTAGCCCCATCTCTGCTGTTAAACCGGTTAGCCCGCACTGGCTCGAAATAATCTCTCTGTTTCGGCCCTTGGGGGATGTCTCTTAGTTTCTGCTGCGCCCGGGCTGCGTCGAGCTTTATCGGTCCCTTGGACATTTCCCTACCGGCCTTGGAACCCTTGGCCCGGTCGAGTAGACGCTGAGTCTCTGCTTCTTCGGCATCATTACCAGGTTTTACTTGCTGGTCCACCTTGAGATTCTGCCCACGTTTCCAATCACCGAAGGTCACTCCTGGGGCAATGGGTAGCTTCTCCATCGTGTCCATGTGTTTATTGATAGCATCGGCCAACTCATTCGCCACCCCAGTGGGGCTAGGGTACATAGGTGGGGGTGTGGGCTCATCCCCGATTTCACCTCTAGCATTAACCTTGGAAGCGGCTTTGTTTACCTTAGCCCTGCGAATGCGCTCTTCTTCAGGCATCTTCCCCCAGGGTATGGGGTTCTGTACCTGATCATCAGCCCTGTCGTATGGGTATCTGCGTTTCCCGGGAGGCATTTGTTATTTCCCCTTACTGCTAGAGGTACCCGGCTGTGAGATTACGGTAGGGGAAGCAAACGCATTGCTGCCCTGCTGGGCCATTGGGAAAGCCAGATCCCCGTACATTGCCTGCTGACCCATTCCGAACAAACCCTGGGAGGACTGCTGGCCCGCCTGGGCTGCCTGGATGGGGAACCCGAAGGTGAACGGCATCGCATTGGTAGCCATCTGCTCCCGCTGAGTACCCATCTGCCCAGCAAGTTGTCCGAGTTGTGCCCCGGAGGTATTGGCGGCCTGCAGCATAGCTGGAGCCAAACTTCCGTGGCTAGCACTATTCTCAAACATCCCCGCCAGGTTGGCTTGAGTATTTGATAGCTGGTTATTGCTTAGCTGGGCAGCGCTCTGGAGATAGGTTTGCTCCATCGGGGTAATGCCCGGGCTGTAGAGAGACTGCTGGAAAGCGGATGCTCCCGGCAGCGCCTGGCTCGCCCAGTTGCCGCTCTGTACAGCCGCATTCAACCCCTGGAGGTAGGGATCGCGAAACACGCTCGGCAGGAAGGCATTGCTCTGCTGCTGGTTAGGTATACCTGGGGCAGCCATAATGGGGGAATTGTCCCGGGCAAACGGGTTCTGGGCCCCGGGGCTGAGGATGGCGTCCGTCCCGGTGGGTGACAGGTTGGGGTAGTTCTGGTTGACGCCCTGGGTCGTAGCCGGCGTAGCGGCCGCCTGCTGTGTAGGGGCAGCCGCTGGGGCAGGAGCGCCTACCTGGGGAGTCTGGCCCTGTCCAGGCAGGGGCTGGAATGATTGGGTCTGGGGGTTCCACGGTCCGTAAGCCATTATCGGGTACCTCCTTGGGGCGGTAGGTTGAACAGGTTGACGTTAGGGTCTACTCCACCTGCTCCAGGAACGCCCGTCATCGGCGGCCGCTGCATCACCCCATTGGTATCAGGCACCTGCCCGGGCATCTGGATCTGGGGAGAGCCACCCAGGAAATTGGGGGTCTGCCCGCTGAGCAGGGCAAACAATCCTCCCAGGGAGGGGCTCACGTTCTGCTGCATCCCCTGCATCGTCTGTGCACTGGGCACGGGCATGCCCGCTGACTGCCACCAGTTTTGCTGCAGGTTGAGGGGAGGGGTCTGGGGGACAGGCGGGGGCGTGGAATCCTGGACGGAGGAACCCAGACCTGTGGACCCGCGCCCCCCACCTGAACTCTGGTTCTGACCGCCAGTCCCAACCGCTGCTCCTGCCTGCTGCCCCTGCGGGTGGAACTGAGGCATATACTGGGTTGGCGTCTGGTACTGGGCCATATAGTCCATCGCGCGCCAGGGCGACGCCACATAGGGGATGGAGGCCTGGGCGCGGGCTTGGGCCAATCCGTTCAGCAGGTCCTGATTAGGGACCTTTGGGAGGGTTGGCTGTACAATGCTAGTGGTAGGCTCGGAAGAACCTCCTTTACTGCCCATGATTGCCTCCTATCTCTTTACCCACCACCATATGTTGGCGGATCATGCCGAATTTCTTGTGCAGGGCTTCAAAGTGCCCGTCCATCCGCACGTTGCCATAAACGTAGCCGGCCCCGCGCTCTTTGCACCAGTTTTCGATAGCCTCCATCATTACGTGTCCAGCCTCGGAGGGTACTCGAGCGCCCTTCACCGTGCACGGGTCTACGAAAACGCTGTGGATGAACCCATGTCGGGCGACACCAATTCCGGGCACTCCCGCCCGGGGGGAGTCAACTAGTAACAATGCACAAAGCCCAATCGGCTCCCCGTCCCAGTGCTCCACCAGGAGCCCCACACTCTGGGGGAGGCAGAGAGAGTGCATAAGGAAATACTGGGTTTCCTGCCGGTTGCACGATAGCCAGGCCGAGAACCTGGAGGAGGATAGGCGCAGTAGGACATGCTCAATATCCTGCCAATCCTCAAACCGCGCTGGACGTGCCTCGATCATTGCTGTGACAACACCGTTCCGTTTATTTTGATATTTACCACCCCGCCACTATCGGCGAACCCTACAATTTGATAGCCGGGGGTAAGAACCTCCTCCAGGAACAACTCTCCGGCCGTGCCCCGTGTGCCTACGGATTCTTCCCACCAGTCACTGGTCGAGTTATTGACTCCGTCAGGTGGTACCAACCGCAGGGTTACCACACTAGCTATAACATTAGTGTTGAACACCGTGAAGCTCTTCATGATAATGGTTTGCTGGGGCGGGACGGTAAACAGTATGCTCCCCGGGGTACCGTCCACGTCTAGTTGTTGCCTAGATAATACTACGTTAACCCCGTAAGTAAGACGTGCCCTGTCCTGGTTTACCGGTATCTCGCTACCACCCTGAACCTGCCTACCCCACTCCATCAGCGAGCCTCCTGCCGTGCCAAGCCCCAGGAGGTTACTCCCTCAATAATAGCCGGCTTACGGGTGCCTGGGGGCCAGTGCACACCCACCTGCCCAAACCTATCTGCATTTGCCCTCAAACCGGCTACGTAGGCAGGGCAATCCTCGCTGTCCAGGTCCATCGCCGGAAAGGTGTAGATCCTGCGGTTGCCAGTAACTTCAGTAATGTTACGACCCATCCTAATTCTGGGGACGGCTACCCCGTCGAGCCCGTGCAGTGACAGCTTATGGAACTCTGCCGTCTCCCCAGCACCCTTACCGAGCTGGATGAAGTCGTGTGTGCGGCTCCACCAGTGGGCTTCAAAGGGCGTGTTGACATCTAGCATATAACGTTTGGTGTAGTCGAACGAGTAAATCCTACCATTGCTGAATCCCCAGATAGCAATAGGGGCCTGAACATAAAACGGTGGGTCGGGCTGCAGCCAGAAACCGCACTTTACAAACACGCTCTCATCCGCGAGCATGCCCTCGCTCCAGGCTCCTGTGCGTAGATTGCAAGCGAACACGTAATGCCGCAATGCACCATACTCCACTTTAGGTATAATTAACCAGTATATACCTAGCACTACATCCAGGGATGACGATACGCTACATCCGTTATCGTAAGCCGGGTCGAATACCTGCTGAATTCTGGGGCGGACTGCGTCGCCTATGGCTGTAATTTGCCCGTTTAGCTGCATTGCATAGATGTTGTAGTCATCCCCGAGCCATACCAGAGTATCGTTATAGCATTGAATGGACTTGGACGCCACACACCCACGCGATTGAGTAATGCTGAGAAAGTCATACCACACCGGGCCACCCTTAAAAACTCCCCGGTAGATGCTGTGACGTTTGAATACTACTACCTGAGTAGCCCCTTGGAAGTACATCCCGGTGATCGGGGAGCTATCCCGCCCTTGGATGAGGTCCTGGTAGGAAGCTGATCCCTGGGCAGGGAGGCCGGCTCCGTCGCTCCAAATGCTGCTATCCAGGGTTTGCGACCACCATACCCGGTAGGGCACCCGCAGCCCGCTGCTCTGGTCTATGGCGTTGGCCAGGAACACGCGGCTACCCGTAGCACACACGAAGTATGGATCGGCCGGGGCCTTAAGGGAGGCATTTGCTTGGGCGGCTGTAACGTCCACCAGAGCGCCTGCACCATTCCAGCGCAGGAGGTTACTGTTACCTGTACACAGCAAAAACTCACCCTTGAACTGTGCACTAGACATAGCCACTTCTGGTACTTTAGCAAGGCTCATAGCCCCTGTAATATTGGCCCAGTTACCGGCCCCGTTGAATTGGAATACGTCTATCTTATTGGTAGCATTATTGGATTGCACTCGGATAAGGTGGTACTGCTGGTCCTGGGTGACCATATACCCCAGGTGCTGAATACTACTGTTACCGTCAAACCCCGGAATGTCTGTGTGCGGGGACACCGTCGCCAGACTGAATCCTGGGCGGGCCTGTAGGCGGCCGTCGAAGAAAACTACATTGTGAGTATCGGAAGCCCCTACTTCTGGTATTGATACTGAAGGGATGTTGTGGAACTCGCCGGCATCCAGCTTCCAGAGAGGCATAGCCTGTGCTTTGGCCAGGCTCTTGGGGTTGTCTCCCATTATGCCCCATACTCACTGGGGGAGATATAGTAGGTATCGGAGGGCTGGCGTCGGAAAGCACCGCCGCGACCAACCGCAGCCCTGGAGGAGGGGAACCACTCTACCTCCCCAGTTTCCTGGCTGTAGCGCATGATGGTGTCTTTTCGCATTGTTCCTACAAGGCCGATATTCTTCAGGCCCGGGCGAATACTACCCATCTCGTCGCCGTAGAGTTCATTGTGGTAGTAGGCGAGTTCTTCAGTCTCTTTGAAGAAGTCAGCATACTGCAGCCCTATGAGGCACTCAATAACCCGGGGGTAGTACTCCATAATTAAGTTTGTTACGCAGTCTCCGTAAGCAAACCAGGGGGGCCAGGCAAGCTGCCAGGAGGCCGCGATGATGTACTGCTTATCTGGAATGGGGTTAAGGCGTAGATAGGTAGCTCTATTCCGGGTATAGGGGAACGCCATGTAGGGGGCTCCCTTAAGCATACCGGTGTTGGCTCCGCCCTGATTATTGCCCCAGGATAGGTAGGCATCAGAATGGACGATGCGGAGATCTGCCTCCATCGCCCCCTGGAGGGAGAAGCGCTTCACCCAGTTCATGCACTTGGCCTCGGAGGGGGCCATCATGGTGCAATCGTCCGAGAGGTCAACCTGCACGTAGAGTGGGTAGCTCTCCACCCCCACGGTGGTGACAAACCAGCCCCGCTCAAACCAGTTATGGGTAGCTGGGTTTGAGGGGGCCGGGTCAAAGGGGAAAGCAATACCCCCCGGCTCTACCGACAGGAACCAGTAAGGGTAGTCCGCGCAAATCTCGCGCAGCCTATCCGTCACTTCGTTAACAATGCTAGCTTCAAGTTCTGGGTCGCTTTTACCAAAACGAGCCTTCACCTTGTATAGCGAATATGCTAACGTGCGTACCTGGGGCAGAGGGAGGGGTGGCATTACTTCTTACGGGCTTTCTTGCTGTTGTCCACAACAATGGTACCATACTGGCTGTTTTCCAGCCGTCCCGACGCAAGGTCTAGCCCCTCGGGGATAGCCCCGCCGGTGGTGATGTCCTTCGCGAACTTCTCGTTCTCGCGAGCGGACAACCGGGCGTAAATTTCCTCGGGAGTTTCCCTACGTGGGTCTGGGCGTGGGTTGAGTACTGTATCCAGGGACGCAAGGGGGTCGTCTGGATCAATAAGCTTGGCCAGCCGGTCCCCCTCCTCGTCCCCGTCCCCAGGTTGCCACATCCGCACTTGCGGGGTGCCGCACTCAGAGCAAAACTTGCTGCTCATAGCCATGGAGCTACCGCATTGGGTGCACTGCTTCTGGGGGGCGGATTGGGGGTTCTGCTGCTGCTGCACAGCCAGAAGGCGAACAACGTCCTCATCGGCGCGGAAGCCGTTGTCCCTTAACCAGGTGGTGTCAGCTTGAAGCAGCTTACCCCCCATATCGTAAGGGTGGCCGTGGCAGATAACCACGCCCTTTTTATCCTTAGAGCCAGAAAAGATAGCATGCCCCGGGGGGATGCGTTTCATGTCTAGCTGTGCGGGAGGGCCATTACGCCTGCTCATTACCTGTGACATTGTTCGCCTTCTTTCGTGCTTATAGCTTAGGTTTGTACCCCGGCGGCCTCGCTGACTGCCAGGTAGGGGTAGATGGTTTGGTCGCCGGCACCAACACCCTGGGTTACGACGACCAGGGTGACGACATCACCCGGGTTAATAACCTGGTATTGGGGCGGGAGGGTGAGCCGGTCAGCAGGAGCAATCAAGTTTGCCTCGATTGCAGCAACACTACCAGCCGCGTGGCTTACCACCGACGCTACCGTTAACTGAGTACCGGTATACAAACCGGTACTGGGGTTAAGGTATTTCATAGCAGTGCCATTGACCTTACAGCCCATGGTGCCTGCTGTGGTCTGAGCCCCACCACCGGCCGCTGCGTAGAACCCGAAAGCCCTAATGTACAGCGGGTCGGTTACCCCGTCCTCTAGCGGGTAGAGAAAGGGGATGTAGTAGGTGGACAAAACCGTGTCAGCCGCGCTCTTTAAGTCCACAGGAGTACCTGGGACGAGGGCTACAGCCGGCAATAAACGACGAGCGTTGAAGCGCTCTAGAGAATAACCTCGCTTAGACATGTATCTAACTCCTTTCGCTCTAATTACAGGCTGTAGACGCGCAGTAGGCGGGCATCGCCCTCGGTCGGGTAGAACCAGGTCTTAGCCCACGCACCGTAGTACACCCAGCGCAAACCACGGTCGCGACCGTAGTCAGAGCCGAGCTTGGCCTGAATCTCTTCAGGGCAGACTACAATCTCCAGGACTGCATCCTGGGCCACATAGACTGCTTCTCCCAGGACGCCATTGGTGCCCAGGGTATTGGCTAGCACGTTGGTTTCCGAAATGAATCGGCTACCGTCGAACTCGCCTACCTCGCCACGGAAGGCACGTCCCGCATTCTGGGGGGCTACCAGACGCTCCCAGGTGCCATCGTCCTTGAACGAGCGCAGGAAGCGGGTAGAACCTACCGTCACGTAACCTACGTCATCGTAGAACGGCATATTGTAAGTGCCGCTCATCAGGTCGGTGATGTTGCGGTGATCCCACACAGAGAACGCCCGTGACGCTACCGACAGAGCCACACCTGCAGACCCCAGCGAGTAGGTGGGGTTTAGTGCGGAACCGGTGGGGGTGTACACCAGGTCGGCGGCCTGGAATTGTGCACCGGCAGCAATATCCAGGGTTCGGGACATGGAGTTCGTCAAAGCAATGATGACGTTGTTGTAAACGTCCAGCTTGGCTAGCGTATCCAGCCTCCAGGTGAAGTCAATGCCCAGAGTATACTCCTGGGCAGTAACGCTAGATTTGGTGAAGGTGATGTTGCTAACCGGGACTAGCTCGGTTTCAGCAACAACCCTACCATTATCGGCGTTACCCACTTTGGTATACTGCAGGACGTCACCACGGTTCATACCGAAAGCTTCTTCCGGCGTTACCAGGTTACGAAAGCGCTGCTTGGTCTGCGCCTTTACACGCATCTTCTCGCTGAGTTCTGGGGTGGTGAGATACCCGCCCAGGCTTGCATTCTGCCACTCTAACACAAATGGAGCCTCCTATCATTAATGATGATTTTCTAGGATCATCACCGAGGGTTCCATACGGGGATGGCTAATGCCGCGCGGGGGCGGCCGTCCTTGGTGTATACCTATTCAGTTTTCTAGTTGCTTGCCCTCGTAATAGTATTACTAGACAAGCTTGAAACGCGATTGTTGATGATCTCATCCTCGGGGGTAGAGCGGTCCTTGCGTAGCTCCAGGTCCACCCTACGCCGCAGGATGTAATCCTGGTTGCGGGCCAACTTCTCTTCCGCGTTTTCTGAGCGGAACTTGGGTTGATTCGTGAAGTTCCCATCCAGGTCTGGAATGTCGTAGTTCTGGGAAGGGTTGATGAACCCGCCCCGGGGCATAGACTTCTTCGGAGGCAGCAGTCCCTTGGAGCGGTAGCTCTCCATCTGACGAACAGTCAAGTCAAACAATTGCGCCACCGGGGTCTGTCCCTGGGTGGCGTTGTCTAGCATTGTGAAATGATCCTTGGCCATCTCGAAGTAAGGGGCGAGGTCGGGGTTTTTGAGGAAGGCTTCGGTAGCCTTAGCATAATCAGCCCGGCGCTGCTCGGCATAGGCCTGGTACTGTTGCGTAGCGTTTACGTGCTCCTCCCGAGCAATGCGGCGAAACTCTGCATGTGGGTCTTCCTGCTTCTGGGGGGAGGTTTGGGTTGCCGGGGCGGGGGCGGCCGGCTCCGTCTGGGCAGGGGTTGTGGGGCGATTCCACCAAGCATCCTGGTTATATGCGTCCATTACGGCTTCTTACCTAACTTTCCTACGATTGCATTCCTTAACTGTAGCAGCGCTGTAACCATGCACTGGTACAGCATTAATTCTCTCTCTGTAGCAGCGTTTGCTAGCTGGGTGCGGGACCAGCGCACCAGTACGCCGTCTACGGCGTTGTCTAGTTCGCCAATACGGGCGGCCAGTTGGAGCCGCTCGAGTTCCTCGGAGTCCAAATCACCCCGCAGAAACTCGGCGGCCTCCTCCCAGATCTGGTTCACCTAGTAAGGCTGCCGGTAAGCGCCCTGCTTGCCGCCCCCAGAATAACCGCGGTCAGGTCCACCGCTGGTCGTTTTGCGTTCCAGCCCGTTGTTCTTAGATTCAATGAAAGTGGTAGTGGGCTTGCGGCCCCCACCTCCACGCTTTTCCCCAGCGGGCGGCTCACTCTTCTTCGGTCCATCGTAAGCCATGTCTGTCTCACCTCCTCATTTCTCTGATAATTTGTTAGGATCATTGAAGTTCGGGCGCATCCCGGCCTTCACCGTAACATAACCTTTTACGTCATTGCCGTTCAAGCAATCTGGGGAGGGCCGAACCGGGATAGACCCCCAAGACCGCTCAATGATGTTTGGGTTCTCTTCCGCTGGCGGATTTCCTTGAAATCCTATTTCAGCACTAGTATTAGAGTCAGCCGTAGCCCACCCTGCCACCTTGTTGTTGCGCGGAGACTCCTGTATTTCTGCCCGTTTGGGGCCATAAGCCGAGCGGGAACCGCCTTCATTATCTTCCACTTGTCCTCCTTAGTAGTGGGCCCCTGGGGGCATATTAGGGGCCATTGTCGGGATGAGGGAGGGGGGGCGAAGCGCCATAACGTCCTTACTGACGGGGGCCATAGCGTCGGCCGTCTCCCCAGAATTAGGCCACAAATACCTTTCTGGGTCAAGTTCGAGGGCTCTGGCCATGTCCTCAGCAATCTCGTGCCACTTTGCACGGGACGCCAACGCGGGCATAGCTTCGGCCATCTGCACGAACTGGGATAGCTGCTCTAATTTCTCACGCCGAGACTCTAGCGCTGTGTAAACTTTTACCCGGAATTTAAATTTAGTACCAAGTTCGAGGAACCGTTTCTCCGGCCCCCAGGAGCGCATCTCCTGCAGCCGGGCGTCCAGTGCAGGGTTCTCACTCTCTGGGGCAGGCGGCCCGCCCGGCTGCTCCACCTGGGGAGTCTGGGGAGTCTGGGGAGGTGGCTGGGGTGTAGCCTTGGGCCGGTTGCCAGCTACAGCCGGTGGTGGGGTATTCTCTGGGGCTAGCCGATCTGGGGCCGGGTTGGGTGGAGCCGCCCCGGGCGGGATGGTCCGCGTCCGGTTCTTGAGCGCGGAGCGTTTTCGGTCGATGAAGGCCTCCCACATCTCTTGGGGCCACTTTTGCAACCCCAGCATGTAGGCCTGCCAGAGTACTGGCTCCAGCACATCTCTCTCCAGGTTTTTGCTCACGCTCTGGTTGATACCATTACTAGCCGCTGCGCGCTCGCTGAACTCCTTGGCAGAGATGCGGTTGCGGGTCCTGGGCATAGCCCCAGTATCGGCCATGCCTGTAAACTCGGTGAGGGCCTGCTTAAGGAAGCCAAGCCCCTGCCACACGCCAGACGACACATCTGGCATCGCAGATCGGGCCACAGCCGGGCCCGGGTTGTTACCCTTCTGGACCTCCAACACCTTGCCGGGAAAAATGCCAGTGTTTAGCTGGTTGGGGCGCACGGCGTTAAGCTGATCCACATCTACCTCTGTAGGCGGGTTGATAGCCTGGTTCAGGTAGTCAAACAGCATGTTCATAATCTCAACGGAGGCTTCCTGGCCCTCAACGTTAAGCTCTAGAATTGATTTGCTGTAGGGAACACCGGGGAGCTTAAGGGTGCTTCCCGCCGTGATGGGGATTTGCTTGTGCCAATAAGGAAGCGGCTCTGGGCCCCAGACAATGAACATGTTGTTGACCATGATGAAGTAGGAATCCTTAACGAGCTGATTCCCCAGCCCGTCGTACAGATTGCCGTAGTAGTGGGTTAGATAAGTAGTATCCAGCCGCTTAGGGTCCTTAGCCAGGTCCTTCTCGACGGTATCTTTGTTACGCTCACTGTACAGGGTATTGCTACCAGTACCCATCTGGGACTTGCACACCTCCTCAGTATAACGCCAGCCACGAGCCTCGGCCTCCTCACGATACTCTCCACGAGTCATGGACTGCTGGTGGATGAGGTAACGTGGGCGACGCCTGGAAGCCGTGTCCTTAAACATAAACCGAGGGTTCATGGCGTCAAATCGAATACGGAACCCGGTCTTATCTGGGAGGGAAGGGATTTCTGGGGAGGGGCCATTACTGCCAATGGCCCCGAAGCCGAAGTTTGGTAGGCTGGTGAAGAAGTCATTCTCCTGTGATATGTTGGCCGGGCTGGCCATACCCGGTTCCTCGGTCATGTCGATGTAACCATCATCCTCGGCAGTGACGCGGATGTATACCTGCCCAGTAATAATACCAAAGAAGATTGCCTGAAAGAACACGTTGAGAAAGTTGTTCTCCGGGTCAGAACCAGTGGAATTCATGAACTCACGCACCAGGTCCCTGGGCACGTCAAGCAGTGGCTGCCAGTCTGGTTCGCCCGTCTCCACCTCAAACCAGTTATCCCCAGCCATCTCCAGGGCCTTGGTTAACTCCCAGGCCAATTTGAAGGCCAAAATCGTGATAGCCGGTAAAGATTTTTGGGACTGCCAGCGGCTCTTGCGAGTGAAATCGTAGCGGTTCTGCACCCTGCGCCAGACCCTGTCCCATAGAGTTTCGTGAGGCTTGCGAATCTCGTACTCGTGCTGGTACGTCTCGATGGTAGCTTTGATAATCATCTCTTCGGATGGGTTATCGAACGTCCCACCACTGAGGATGGGCGGGTCGTTAGGGTGAAGATTGTAGGTATCATTACCAGAATCTGATAATGGGGAAGCAGACATATCCCGGGATAGCTGATCCAGGGTTATGGGTGTGGAGCGTGAACCCCGTGCGCGTATGTCTCCGTCAGTAGAAATGGCTACCTCCCAAAGTTATAATTAGCTACGGTATTTGATTGCTCTCCCAGAAAGCCTTCTAGTTCGTCGTAGGTCATGGTCTGGGACAGGTATGGGTCGCCACCAATAATTGAAGCATACCCCGAACGCTGGGGGTCTGAATCAGGGTGAAAATGCGGGGCGTAGGCGGAGCCCGCTGGCCGGCGGAGAGAGCGGCGGTTAACAACCCCATAACGGAAACCATCTGCCAGATGGATGTAGTAGTCGTCATCGAACGGCTTGAGCAGGCCGCCGCGGCTGTTAGGGTCCTGGCAGAATCCCACCTCGAACATGGCAATGATTTCCCCGGAATACTTCTCGTCTGGTTCAATAATAATATCAGGCTGAATCCCAAGAACCGGGTGGTTGGTAACATTCTTCAGCAGCTCAATGATGAGGTCAATACCTCCGGCCTCGTCTGTCGCCTTACCCTTTGGGTTGAGGCCCAGAGATTTCAGTACGTCAAACGCATTCTCGTCCGTGACGCCCCGGCCATCGGACTGCTTACCCGCCGGGTCACCAAACGTAAGTAGCTCAGCATTCGGCAGTAGTATCTTGAGTTCGTCCAACAGGTAACGCATCCACACACGCAAGGTGATACTATCCCCAAGCCACGCTCCCAAAATTCGTATCTGGCGGAAGGTGCCTATCTGTACGTCCTGCCAGACCACCAGTGCCGGATGGCGGAAGCCAAAATCCAAGCTCAAGCAAACCGGTCCGTCCTTCCACAAGGAGCGCGTCTTCCAGTTAGCGATAAAGCTATCCTTAGCCACGTGCAACTGCCGACTAAAGTACGGCCCGTAGATTGGATCACCACGCACCTCTGGGCCGGGCTCGCCAAGAATCATACGGCGGAAGAGAGAAGGCTTGTGCTTGTAGTGGCTGTACTGTGACTCGATGAATCCCGGAGGGAGGTTCTGCCGGTTGTCTTCCATCGTAAATTTCAGTTCGTTGTAGTTCGCCCGGGCCTCGTAGGGAATATTCACGAAGTTTTTGAAGCGCTTGTGCAGCCAGTGACTCTCTACTGTGGGGTTGGCTACATAAGCAATCAACCGCACGGGCATGCCAGATTGCTCACGCATACGCTGAGGCACGGTGTCCACCGCTTCGGGGTGAATCATGTCAGCCTCTTCCAGGAATGCCCCGGAATACTCAGTAGAGCCAAGACCTCTGGCGGTATCACTAGTGGTCTTTTCTACGGCAGCCTCACTGCTCCAGAACACCCAGCTGCTACCGTTCTTATAGCGTATGCGTGGGGGGCCGGAGGATTTAGATTCCTTGTATTCTGCCGGAATGTTGTAGCGCTCGTTGAAAGCCCGTATTTGGGTAAAGCAGCTAGATATTAACTGAGCATGGGTGCGCCGCATTACCAGGATAGTTGACCCGGGGTAATTGTCCATCTGCTCGAAAAACCAGGCTATGACTACAGTACTCTTACCCGAACCAATAGACCCGCGGCAGTAAAAATGCTGAATATCAGCAGTAAGCGGATTACGCATAAACTGGTAGAAGGTTAACTGCTTGATATTACTCTTCCAGTCAAACCGCTCATAGTAACCTTTGCTGTGCTCTAACTTAGCGTCTAGCTGGTCGGCTAGCTCCAGGCAAGCAAATCCAAAAGAATCCTCCGGTAGCTGCTGTAGCTTTATCTGCCTAATCACGGGGGGATTTTCCAATCTCCAGGCAACTAAAACCGCGATAGCGAGTACCTTTATGGTAGGGTCTGGGGCGATTGAGCTTTTGCAAATCCCACTCATACCTACCGGTAGCTATACGCATCATAATCCATCCGGCTGCACTGATAGCTAGCACACAATTCCTACGCTTAGTCATTCTAGATCCAGTGTAGCACTACTACCAGAAGATGGAGCGAAGGAACGAGCCCGAACCCGGATAGATTCCCAGCACTCCCGGGGAACGCACGGGTAAACTAACTGCACTAGCATTCTGGTAACCACGCCAGGATCAGCTATGTCTACCTTAATCGTCATACCCTCGGTAATTTTTTTATGCTGTTCGGCCAGCTTACCAGAAGTTTCTAACAATTTGCTGAGCATGCGCGCCTGATTAACCGTGAGGTTCTGGGCAGGGATGTGGTCCTCTAGCCGGCGCTTCAAATCAAGTCTGTCTATCTTCCCGGCGGTATACTTGTCCACGTCCTCCAGGGCAGCCTCGATCAGTTCCCGCTTATTCTCATAGGCCCACTTCTCAAATTCCCGCTGCAGAAGAATACGCAAATACTTATTGAAGGCAATCTCATCAGAAATGTCTGACACTTTTGGGTTCGAGCGTAGTTGCTCGAATAAGCTTCGGTCAGACTCTGGTATTTCGAGCACACTTGCAGGCAGACGATAATCTTCCGCAGATTCCTGGGATTGCCCGGACAACTCATGGAGGAGATCTCCTAACGGGTCCATTACAGCCCTATTACTGGCACCGGCTCCATAATTTGCGGTATGTCTACCACTGGAGCCGTAGGTTCGATGGCACTAGTTACCTGGATGTTAATAGGTTTCTGGGAGGGGATAGAGGTGATCTGCACTTCGATGTCCGGGTAACTCATATTACTTCCAAATCTCAATTCCGTGACGGTATTGGATTGGGCCCGGGGCCCCTACAATTGAGTAATGCAGGCCTGGGGTGACAGCAATAACCTCGGAGTAATCAGTCCCCCTAACGCTCACCCCCAGGGCAGCTCCGGGGTCGGCCGGTACGTTATACGTCAGTGCACCAGCGCCAGCAAGCGTGTAATCCCCGATTGCACCGAACCCGGAGTTTGGTACATCTGTGTAAGCTCCGCCACCACCCGGAGCGGTAGTGGTAGAGGTGATACCCCAAGCCTTTTTAGGAGAGGTAGCGGATAGGCCGTACTGCACCCAGAACCGGGCATAGTTGTAGCCGGCAGGAATCAGGAAGTTGAACGACCCTGCTCCCGTGGTAACAATACCAGCCGGGTTTTCAAACTCCAGGGTAGCAGCCAGGCGTACTGACGCGCCTATGAACACCATTGACCCGGCAGCGCCTGTAGCTCCGGTAGCACCCGTGGGGCCCGTGGGGCCCGCTGGACCTGCTGGCCCGGCCGGGCCGCCGGCTACAGCTAGGACAAATTTGTCGGAAGCAAAATCATAGGTTACCGCTTTACCGTCGTCAGCTACCAGCGGATGGAGGGGGATGTTGGTATCTGGGAGGGTGCGAAGCTGCGGGGTGGCTCCCCCCGGGCTGTTGACCCACTTGGAGCCGTCCCAGGTAGGGACATCCCCAGCAGATAGGCCTGTAAACGTAGTATCAGTATGAGAACCAAGGGTGTTGTTAGTATTCACCCAGTATGCGCCGTTGTAGGTCAGATACTGACCAGCGGCCAGCCCGGTAAGCTGCACATCTGCCAGGCCAGCGAGCGTATCCACATCTGCAGCAGAAGTCAGTGCTACCGGTGTGCCCACTCCATTGATGTAGTAGGGGGTATCATTGTCTACCCGGTAGAAAAACAGGCCCGGGGTATTGCGGCGGTACACCCAGCGCACTGTATTGGTAGCATGGTCCACTACAGCGGTAGCTATCATGTTAGTGTTGACGATACCGTAGTAATCCGGCCAAGACGGGCTGGCACCAACCAGCCACTTCTCCCAGGGAGTGGGGGAGGCCGGCGGAGTATTACTTACCCCCTGGACGACGCCTGCATAGTCGCCTACCATGCTGTCCAGCTTGAAATCCTCCACCCAGGCCATCGTATTACCGCTGCTAGGGCGCAGCAAGGTGTTGATGTTGGGGGCAGCATGGTTGAAGTCTACAAGCTGGGCCCGACCATAGCGGTTACGGATGTAAGCGGTGACGCCGTTGGTAAGCAGGGAGAAAATCCACCCGGCCCCCGTCCAAGTAGCGACCTGGCCATCCTTACCGGCCCAAGCGCCTGTAGCTGCTCTGGGGACGATGTAGCTAATGCCCGCCACCGGGGAGGTGGGTGGGGCTGTGCCCCCCTGCCAGTCATCCTCAATTGGGGCGGAGTAGCCGGCCGCCAGAAGATCATTCATGAACGTCAGCGCGGTTTCCCCGTTGGAGACACACCCGGTAGAGTTGTCCCTGCTGAATATCATTTTTGAATCAGCAGCGATAAACCGGATCGGGCTGAACACCCCCGGCGGGGTAAAGTCAAGCTGCCAGTAGAGAATGTGGCTCTTGAACATGGCAGTAGTATCTGCCGAAAGGAAAGCCTCAAGCCAGTAACCTTGCGTAAGGACAGTGCCGTCTGACGCAGTAAAGGTACCAGAACCAACCTTGCAGTAGCTTCCCCGCACATCTGGGATGGTGCTGAGCGCCAGGACGATGTTACCGTTGCTGTCCTTGGCAGAGAGGACGGGAGTCCCCGGCACCCCTACAGGGGCGAAGTTGTAGTAAGCGCCGGGGCCGGTGGGCCACCATAGGGACCAGGAGAACTGGGTCCCAGAGTCTACGAGTACATTCCACTGTCCAGACATTCGGGAGTCTTCTCGGCCCCTTGTGACTCCACCTTCTTGGTGAAATTGGGGAACGGGTCGATAGACCACCACTGGGGCCAGGGCTCTCCCTGCGGCACCATCCCTCTAGTCCAATCAATCCCAGCCGCGCTCTCCCACCCATTCCTTCTCCCAGACCGTGAAGCATCTGGGTTGTTGGCCGGCCCCCTGGATCACCTGGATGCAGGCTACCAGCCGGGACCCGGCAGGACCTTTCGGGTGGTATTGGTGGAGCAAGCCCACCTTCCCTCCCGGGCGAACGACCTCCCATGCCCGCTCCAAGAGCTTGGTGGGGGATGGCAGCCGGTGGGCCATGTCAATATTTGCCCAAGGCGGGCTGCCCGGTGGGGCGTTCTGCACATACTGCTGGTAGCGTCCGGCGTCAGCCACAGTATAGGGAGGGTCAATTAAGACGGCCGGCCAGGCAGACTCCATGTTGTGAAGAATATCGATAAGCCGGCTAGTGGGGTTGTAGGGCTCTCCACTGACCAGCGGCCATGGGTCTGCAGCATCCTGGCAGAAGTCAGGATTTAGTGCCGGGTTAATGTCGAGGGTCTTATCTACCGGACCGAAACCATAGCCTGGGTATTGAGTAACCTTACCAGAACACACGTGCAGCAGTGGCTCACCCATCCGGCAGAGTAGGCAACGCGCCCTCTGGAGGAAGCCATTTGGGTAGGCACCATAATACCCAACCTTGGACGGAGCCAGAAGCCAGGTATCACAAATCGGTCGGTAGTCTTTACCTTTACCGCTCATATTTCTTCCCCCTCATAGACACTACCATGCGGCATTTTGGCGTACTCTCCAGGGGTTACCCGCGATAAGTCTAGCATTACCAGCTTATACTCCCTGCAGGCCAGGTAGCGCATAGCAAAATCGTAAACTTCCTCACGCGTGGAGAAAGCGCCTAGCAAATCTTTAGGACCCCCCATAGCCTCATATTCGTAATACCCGAAAAGCATAAACCTTATCTTAAGAAAATCAGCCTCTGACATCTTGACGTGCCTCCCAAATCATTTCCCATAGTATCATGTCTATATAAGCCAACCACATACTAGGTATGTGCTGACCGTTCTTGTACATGCGGGCCTTAATGTGTGGCCACCATTCCTGGCTGCATACCCGGCAGGTAAGGTCCGGTGGCTCATTGCGTGGGGAGAACTCCCGCCCAGGGATGTGGGGGCGAATACTGGCAGGTATGAAGAATGCCTGACTCATGATTCAGCTACCCAAGCCCCGTCAATGTAGGTATAAACGGTTTCGCTTCTATCTACATCGTCTATCATTGTCACCCTGGAGCTGGTACCGTCTGACTCGATAAACACCGGAGGGAGGTGAACCTCCCGCTGCTGGTAGGCTTTAAGCAATTCCTGGGCGCGGGCTAGATCCGCCCTACACACCTCTAGCTCTACATAAACTCCCCGCAGCTTGTTGCGCTCGTTAGTCAATTCAGCAACCCTGCGAAAAAGGGCGTTCTGGCCCATCATGATTTTGTGTTCCCGGGTTTCGCGCTGGGACCATTCCAGGGAGGCTTTAAGCCTACCTATGAGTTCATCCTTCTCAGGGTTGCTGGGATATATGTGCATCATTGGTGGCTTACGCTTGCGCGGGTGGCGGGTATGGCATCTCTCTATAACTAGCATTATAACTCCCTAATCAAAATATCCAGCGGGTCCTCCCGGCTGGCCGGTGGTGAGTAGGCGTGAGCGTCAGCTACGGCCCCCAGGGTATCAGCCCAGCCCTGGAGGGCTAGCTCCTGGTTATCCAGCCTGGGACCGGCAGCCCGGCACATCTTGCAGTGGACCTGGTAGACGCAGTTTGGGTGTAGGCCGCCGATATACCAGGCAGTAGCCCAGGATAGGCAGAACGGGCACGGTGGGGTGTGTAGGTTACTCATCCCGGGAGTTTCTGGGGAGGTGGTATGTATACCTGTTAACCCACAGTAGACTTTTTAATGCTAGCAGTACAGAAGCTGGAGGGAAATAGAAAAGCCCCCCATCACTGGGAGGCCCATCTATTCGCAGTCAACCGTTCGCCGTTTTGCCCTCGGCTCAATGTCCGGGCGGTTGCCACTTGGCTTACTTGTTACCCGGGCGTATCACTCAATTTTTCACCCTCGCTTCAGTCCGACTCAGGGTCGGCATATCCGCTTCCGCTGTACTCCGCCAAGAAGGGGGGCCTCGTGGCAGTTACCGCTTGTTGAGGAGGTCTTATTTTTCCGCTATATCCTCCCCAGACCAGTAAGGAGGTGTGACGCATAGCTAGTTTATAGCATGTCCCCTAGCAGGTAGTTGTTAACGGGATGTTAACTATTGAGACCTCCCCTTCTTAACCAATAGGTTGGCGAAGTCATCCGGGTTCAATCCCAGGGCGTCCAGCATCTTGGTAACAATATGTGGTGCCAGTGGCACCCGCATCCCCGGGTCTGGGGAGATAGCATAGACTACCTCATACCGGTTACCCAGGATCTGCCGCACCCACCGCTGCATCGGTAGGCCTGTGCGGGTTATAGCCTCCCGCACCAGGGCAGCCTGGGTATCGTCCATCCTGGGCCGCCTGGGCCCCTGCTTCAGGTTGGCCGCCTTATTGTTGTATGGCGTCCGTTTCTGCCGGGGGGCCTGCTTGCGCCAGGGTGGGGCGATGGGGGTTAGGATGTCTGGCTCGGGTAGGTGGGCTGGCTGGGTGTCCACCAGGTAGGCCCTGGGCTGTTCTGGGAGGGGGGATGGTCGGCCCTTCGACCGCATGACCCCCACCAGGTCGGCGTGGTCCTGACAACCGAACTGTAGTAATAGTGCTACAATCTTCCCCGCCCGTATCGGGCAGGAGCCTTTCAGTCCTCGCTGCATTCGTCTATCCCTTCTAGTCTCAAACACCCCCCACGCTGCTGATTTGGGTCGGTGTGAAATGGTATATCAGCCCTGTAGAGGAACCACTGCCTGTGTAGCTGCCCCAGGATGCACTTAGCAGTAGCCCTGGCGTAGACCAACCTACGGGCCATACGCCGTAAACCCCTACGCACCCTGGAGCGCTTGGCCGACCTCGCCCTCCGCCAGGATGGAGCCATTAGCTCTACTATCTGGGCACTCAGGAGAAACCTGTAATCCTTGGCCTGGGACCGCTGGAGTAGCCGGGCTAGCCTACCCACTGCTGGGTTTTTGATGGGGAGAGGGTAAGTGGGTATGTCCTTCATTTCTCACCCTCCCCGGTCTGCCATTTCATGATCTGGGAGAGGGCCTCAAGCTGTTTTTGGTACTCTTTGATAAGCGTATCAAGCGGCAATAGGTCGTCCCCAATGTATACCTGATACTTCACCGGGTCGATGATGGTAAATCTACCATGGTACGGTATCGGCTGCTGCCCAATAAACTTATCAAGGTGCGCCGGTCGGGGGTAGATAGGGAGTAACGGATGTTTCTCCACCCCGATTAGTCTTTCGTTGTCGTCTGGGGTCATTTCTCCCCCTCGGCCTCGGTCCAGGGTAGGAAGCCCCCGGCTTTTAGCTCCCTAAAGGCAGACGTAGCCCGTTCGGCCCGGTTTCGTGCCGTCTCACTGCACTCTGATTTGGTCCTACCTGGCCTATTGCGCTCTGACCAGTAAGCCACATGGGAAGCAGCATAGGCCGCCTTCCACACATCTTTTTCATCTTCCGTCATCATTACCCACATCCTTTCACCACTACCATTCTACACCCAGTGCTAGTAATTCCTGCATACCCCCTGGGGGAATTTTTCGGGACTCCTACTTGGGACGACCCCCACCCCCTGGGAGAAGGGGACCCTAATTCATAACTAACTATATAATTAATTATGACAATGCGGTCGCCCAGCTCAATTTCCCCGCCAAACAGTAGCAAGAAGGACGGTAGCTAGCTTACTTACATAATTAATGGGGGACCCAAAGAGATGGGGTTGGTGTGCTTACGGGGGGGACCCCCGTCAAAATGACCGTTCCGATAAACACCTCCCCTATACCGACCGGTCTACTTAGTAATTAATTATGATGACCGGTCTACATAATTAATGATGCCCCCTGACCCCATTCCCCCCGGGGAATCTAGTACTAATACCAGGTTGGACCCAACCTGGGTGGGTGATCGTCCTGGGGACAGGGGTGGGGATACCATAACTAGTTATGCGCCAACCCCCTGTCCCCTCACCAGACCGGCCTGCATCCTAGTAACAGTACCAGGATGCATAACTAGTTATCCAGATCGGGGGTCTGGGGCCGTTTGTGGATCGGCCATCGGCCGATAACATCCTAGTACTAGTACCAGGCCTTCAATGCTAGTGCTCAAAACGGCCTGTTTTTGGGTCGTTTTTGGGCGGATTTTTTGCCGATTCCAATGCTAGATGTGGGGTACCTAGATACCCACCTTGAGTAGGAGCCAATTGAATCCTACCCAGATCAGAATACACCTGGAGTGTATTTTGGGTTACTGGGGGCTTATGTATATGGGGAGTGAGGGTTGGCATTTAGCGGGAGGAGGGATTTTGGCGTAATTAATTATGGGTTCTGGAGGAGGGTTGGGCTGTATGCTCCTCTTCCCCAGAGGGGAAGGAGGGGAGCAGGAAATATATTTTGATACTAGTCCCAAAGTAGGAGGATAATTAATTATGGCGCGCGAATTCCGATTGCATGGAATGCAAATCGGAAACAGCCAGCACGGCCGAAGGGCAGAGCGCAAGCTTTGTCCCTTTCCATTTATTTGCGTCAACGGATTTCCATTTATTTGCGTCAACGGAAGGAGTAAAGGAAATGAGTAGTCATGAGAATACGGCCAGCGCTGTAGCGCTGGAGATAAGCGCCTGGCGGGAATACTGCCAGGTTAGGCACCACCAGGACGGCAAACCGTTCTGGGCAACATGCCAGGTTCGGGGCCCCGAGCACGCCGAAAAGGCGCTCAGGTTAAAGCCAGGTGGTGCGGAGGGAGTCTTCCGCAAATTCTGGCAATGGTACGACGAACGCCCGCCCGTGGTTCCCGTTCCTCCTGTCCCCGTCGTGGGACCAATGGTGGTTCCACCCGCGCCCGTGGTGGTGGGGGACAATCCCCTACTGAATGCTATCAAGGCAGCATGCGCTGCAGTCCCTAACCTCCACCCAGAGGCAGAGGAAATCCTGACCTGCCTCCTGGAAGGGTTGAGTGTGTATATCTGGGGTCCCGCAGGGTCTGGGAAATCCTACCTATGTGGACAGATCGCGGGACTGCTTAGTAACACCCTGGAGAGGGTTATTGCCTTCCGTGACTTGCAGGTCACAGGCCCAAATTTTTGCGAGGTGGATTATTTGGTCAAGATAATGCCCACGCCAACGGGACAGTTACAATCTATTCCCTCCCCCCTGGTTACGGGGGCAACGGAGGGGGACAGTCTAGTGCTAATCGACGAATGTGATTTGGCGACGGCAGAATCCAATGTCGGGGGCTTGAATACGCCCCTGGCTTCTCGCAGGATCTACAACGTCCTAGAGGGTCAAACGATAGAAATAAAGGACAATTTCTTCTTTGTTGCCGCAGGGAACACCGATCTGAACGGGCCAACCCCTGAATATCCTTCGAGGTGCGCACAGGATGGAAGCTTCCGTTCCCGCTTCGCTACTTCTACTTTCAGGATCGACTACTCCGAAGAACTAGAAGCGAAAATCCTGGATCCTCGCATTGCTAAGCTTCTCTCCGAAGGTCGAAAGAGAATTGCGGGTAAAGGGATTCAATTGGAACTCAGCACCCGGGTAGGGGCGAACCTGACAAAGTCTATTCGCAAGGGGCTTCGTTCGTACGAAAGGATTGTCCAGCGCTGGATGGATAGCATGGATCCCACCGCAAGGACACAAGCCTTCCCGAACGGGGTCAACTAAAATGGAAATACAAATCAGAAAAATCGAAGAATCACGCCGGGCGCGGGTACAGGTTACCATGCATTCGTCCCTACTAGGATTTGTGGATCACTGTGAGAACACAGATCCAAAAGCCCACGACAGTCAGACCGACCTCTGCACCCGAAACTACCCTCTGGCACGAGAGGTAATCACTACTGGTTGGGGGGAGGTACTGGAGGGGTTGAACGCGGCGGAGGTAGAATCCCGAGCGGCGTTTGCACCTGTCCGTACCAACCCTTGGGGATACCAGGGAGGGAGGATCAGTATAGACCGCATGCTGGTGGGGAAGCCCTGCATTTCGCGGCCAGTGCGGAAGATGCTACCCAGCAACAAATTCGTCCGCATTCTCTTTGTAGGGGAATGCATGGTTTGCGAGGGACCGACATTCATAAAGAGGTGTGCAACCCTCTTAAACTTCATCCGGTCGTGCCAGTCGAAAGGGGTACAGGTTGAATTGTGGGGGGCGTGGGGCGGCCGCTCCGCTAACACTGGGGCAATATCCCTGGTGAAGGTGAAGGGGTTCAGTGAACCCATAAACCTACCAGTGCTTAGCGGCATTGGTCACAAGGTACTTCTGCAGACCTGTCAATTCGGTAGTGAACGAGCCGTGAATAACGGCCATTTCTTCGGGGCAAGCTACTTCCTGGCGAAAAGCTATACCGAAGCACTGGGGGGGTTTATCGGCCGAGAGGAAGCGGAATCCTCCACTGTGATTTGCAATGTCGCCGACATAGACCCAATTGGTTGGGTCAAGAAACACGGGATTGAAGTCTAGTTGTTTCTGGGAGGGGAGGAGCTTGATTCCTCCCCCTCCAGAAGCCCACTAGGGCTTAACGGAAGGAAAGAAAGAGAATGTATCTAGTATCTATCAACGTGCAGAACTCAACGCTAGTTATGCGCAAACACCTGGATAGCGCCCTGCAAACTGTTGGGCTTAACGCTCCCTGGCTGGTGGGTAAGACCAGTGCCGACCTTGTTAGCCAGCGCTGCAGTGCGGATGCTGTACGGGTAGCAATCAGCTATGTAATGTCCAACCTTCCTGGTATTCGATACCAGGATGCAAACTGCAGGCTAGTCCATGCAGAAGCAAAAACCGAATCCCAGGAGGTGAGGATTGACATCCATCTCCGCACGAAAATGAAGGCTGTTGACTACCCACATATCGGTTGGTTTTCGTACACCCCAAACGGCGGGACCAGTAGGCCAACCTGGAACCCGAACCCAAACCTTGCTCCTGAGGTCCTGGTACTATTACCAGAATCATTCGTCAAACAGACCCAGAACCCGGGGGACCTCTACGACGTAGGCATGACCTGCTTGGTCAATAGCGACATGCGCAGGGTTTGTCAGTCACTCCTTGCAGGCCTACCTAAACTGAAGAAACGTGCGGGGGATTGGCTAGCACTGACCGAGGAACAGCATAAGCAAGCGCGGGCAACAGCCGCCGTACTCAAGCAGGCCTGTTCGTGCTCCCCTGGTATAGCCGGGCTGGAGTTCTTTAAGGGAGAAAATAACGAGGAGAACAAAGCGAACATGGCACGTGACCTGGGAGAAGCTTACACCGAGAGGATGGAAGCGCTTCTCGAAGCATTTCAGAAATGTTACGAGAAGGGGAAGGTCCAGAAGCAGTGGGATGGGCTGCTTGCAGAATACGACCAGTACTGCGGTGAGGTAGAGTCACTGGTAACAATACTAGAGAACAGCTTCCCCCCAGAGTACCACGCCGCATTCACGGCGATTAGCTCCTGGTTAGTGGAGGTCCAAGAAGCAGAGGAAGCGCTGGAAGCGTTAGAGATTGAATTGATGTGATGAACGAATAAACGGCTAGCCCGTATCTGGTCGGCCCCCTTGTTCGATACGACAGGGATTTAAATAGAAAGTCTTGAAAATGGCGGGTTTAGACCCCCTGGGAAGGAGAATCCCAGGGGGTTTTCTTTTGAGTCGAGAGAAAGCGTTACATTTTGGGGATTTTTGGTACTAGTACCAGTGTAAAAGGGTGGTGGGGGGGTAATGCGGCAAGGGTCGTGGCGTGCTGGGGCCCCACGGGGGCTGGTGCTCAGCCCAATTGTTAAGAATCCTTAAATAATTAGTTATTGACTTACATAATTAATTATGAGATACTCTAATCAGCCCCCGGAAGGAGCGAAAACAAAATGGAAGCTATCCTGTATAGTAAGGACACGGGCCAACCTATGGTCCGGTTGCGTGACCCCCGGGCCCTTGAGGCCTGGACAGAACTTTGCATAATGGACCGAGTGCTAGTAACCTGGTCTGCGCCCAGGGACACCCCCTGCGGGGTGACCTGGATGTGCCCCATAGAGTGGGTACCGCTGAAGTGGAGCGCAAAGGGGTTCCTGCAATAAGTAAAATACTCACCTGATGAGCGCTGGGTGGTAACCAGCCGAAACCCCTGCACTGCGTAGCGCGGCAACGGGTTGTGAGGAACCAAACTCACACGGAAGGAAACTAATAATATGAAAGACATGCTTACAGGGCGCCGCCTATTCCCTATAGGTCACCTACTGACCACCTGTGGGGTGGTAGAACTGACCGACAAAGCGGGCTGGGAGCACGGTGGGGACGCCTACGCTGATGCTGTATGCTACCTCAACTTATGCCTGAAAAGGCACCTACACGGCGATGACGGTGACCTGGGAGAGGAGGACAAGCAGACCAACAAGGAGGCCCTCCTCCACGGCGGCTGCATCTTCTCCAAGTACAGCTACCTGGGGAAATCCATTTACATCATCACCGAGAGCCACACCACCGCCAGGGTCAATGACCCAAAAGCTGATAACATTACCACAATCTTGCTACCGGAGGAATACTAGCATGCCAGACGTTTACCGAGTCTCTATACCCCAGGCGGATGTCCATGGGATCAGGGTAATTGCCAACAGCACTCTAGGTGCTGTTGAGGGTACGGTTAACGGGGGACTAAAGAGCGTAATGCCCGACCGTTGGGACGCATTGAGGAATCTTGAAGGGGACTTCTCGGTACTCGTATATCGGGATACTACTCCGTTGCACCCCCAGGTGTTTGTGGTGGCCCAGGTTACGGTGTTTGAAATCTGTGAAGCCAAGGGTTACTAGTCATCCGCAGGAGGGCCCTACGGGGCCTTTTTGTGGGTGCATCTAGCGCCCGCCGGAGGTAGAAAATGAACAAAACCGCTAACTGCCACGTCAGCCAGTATAGGTTGGCGCTGGAGTTACTGGACGAGTTGAGCAGCACTCATTTTATGGAGTCCTGCAAGATCGCCATAACTCTAGAAACATTACTAGGAAAACTGCCCTTTACGGCGGAAGCCGCTGCGCTACTGCAAAAGGGTGCAACCGAATCGTGTAAGATAGCTATACGAAAAATTATAGCTGACATGGACAGGGCCGGTGTCTCTGGCGGGTCCTTCCCGCTTCCCAGAGGTAAACGATGAAAATACAGGATTTTGCGTCCGACAACGGAACCCCTGGGTTAGTCTTTTACTGGACTGCGCCCACTGGATACACCCGCCCGCGAAAAGACATCATTCAGGCTGCAGCGCGGGTGAGTCCCGGGTTTGCAGAATTGCTTGACGCCAACCTACCTGAGCGCAGCGAGGGGGCTGCAAAAACCATGGCAGCAAACGCCCTGGCGAAAGGTAGTATTACTGCTGAACAGGTTGAGTCCTACACCCAGGAGTGGATGGAGCTTACCAACACGACCGACATCCGCACAACCATGGCGTGGGTAGTGGACGCTGTACGCGCCAAGGCTCAGCCGCTGAGAGCCCTCTACTGGTGCCCAAATGACCCCCGGGCAAAGAGGTTCCTGGAACACGTGATGACCTGCCTGGGGGTAACCTACCAGGTGTGGGAGGTCAAGTGAGTAATAAATCCCGACCAAAGACAGAAACCCGCTACGGACCTAGAACTAGTACTAGAGTTCCAGCCACCCCTGAATACGTCGAAGACTGCCTGGGATTAAAGCAGCAAGAAATGCTGGGCGTTTACGACGATACCCCCCTGCGGGGTGACGGTGGGCTGCGCATAACTCTAGAGCGACAGTTTGCCATGATAAAGCTGCTGCAAGATCGCATCCTACGCCTGGAGGTAATGCTTACAGGCAGGCATATGGGGGCGTGAATGCGCGATGACACCAGGCTGCGCCTTGAATGGTGCGCCATGAAAATGTGGGTGCAACCCAACCACCTACGGGAGGAATTGCTAGAGGAAGCCGTCGAAGCACTCTATCAGAAACTCCTCGCGGGGTGGGTACCACCCCTACCAGACCCCAAAGACCCCAATAACGGGTTAAGACGAGAAAGAAGAAGGAAGCGAAATGTACACTAATTTTGAAACCTGGGCGGATGTATTTGCCGCCGCGTATCGTGGGGAGCAGCTATACTACCAAGGCCCTATGGACTATAAACCGGTAGCTATCAAAGTACAGCTACCGCCCTTGGAACTCCGGCAGGGCTACCTGCGGGTACTGGGTAATGCTAACTTTGACTCATTTACGGCCGACAAGGGCCACCTGCCCCGGTTTAAGCAGAAAGCTGACTAATGATCACCTGGGACCCGAGCAACCACTGGTTCCATGTCCCGGCGAGCGAACGCATGAGGAGGTCCCCCTGGGCTTATAACAGGGGGGCTTCCTCTTTTCTCGTCCCCGGGTTTGCTATCGAGGAGTACGGCTACTCCCTGCGCGATGCTGTAGCCACCCATAAACCCAATGCGCTGAAGTGGGAACCGCTAGATTTGGTAACCTTACCAGTTTCACTTTGGGACTTCCAGGCCGAGGACGTGTTGCGACTGCTACGCGGTGCCTGGGGGGAGTGGGCGCAGGTAGGCCTCGGTAAAACCGTAATGGCCCTGAGTGCTTACCGCATACTGCGTGAGCAAGGCCACGTTGATGGTATGATTGTTGTAGGCCCCGAGAGTGCCTCTCATGCCTGGGCGGGTAAATCTAGCGATACTTCCGAATATTTCAACGAAACCGGCTTCCGAGTTAAGGCTGGAGCCAAGAAATGGCCGTCCGAGGGCGTAATTTTTGTGAATTATGACAAAATATACCGCCCTAACTACAGCGGGGAGCTGCTTAAACGCATCCGCACCGGGCGCTGGATAATGTGCCTGGACGAGGCCCATATGGTATCCAACGGCGCTAGCAAACGCTTCCAGACCATCGACCTCTGGAGTAGGTTTGTGCGATGGCGCTGGCTCCTCACCGGAACGCCGGTGAGTAACTACCCGGACAAGCTGTGGGCACTGTGGAAGCTGCTCACAAATAATGACTGTACAGCCGAACAATGGTCCACATGGTTTAAGCATGCTAGTGGTGAGTGGCACAAAGCCAGGCTGGGGATGTTGGGTAGGTATCTTAGTACTATTTCTAGAGTGCGGACAAGGAAGCAAGTCGCCCCCAGCCTACCCCCCACCACCATTCGTGTTATACGGGTGCGTATGGAGGGTCCCCAGCGCTCAGCCTACGATGGGATGATCCGAAAACAAGAAGCCGTCATGGGTGACCACAAGGTGCGTGGGTGGGATTGGATGGGGGTCATGGTGCACCTCCTGAGCCTCTGCAGCCACCCAGAGCTGCCCTTCAAGCCAGAGAGGCTTACAGAGTCCTGCGCCAAGCTGGAAGCCCTGGAAGAGATTCTGGAGGGTCTGGGAGAGACAAAGTGTTGTGTGTGGTCATGGCACCCCGAGGTTCTCAAGTGGCTGGCTCGAGTACTGCCTTACAAGTCGGTGCAGTATCACGGGGACATTGGGCCTCGCGCCCGGGAGCAGGCCATCCACGAATTCAATAACGGGGATGCTCAGCTTTTCCTGGGTAACCCATCCGCAGCCGGCGCTGGTCTGAACCTACCGGCAGGGGATGTGCGCATCTACTGGGATGCTTCCTGGAGCCCGGTGGAGTATGACCAGAGCGCCGGGCGTATCGAGCGCGGCCTGAGCTACTCCCCCAAGACGGAATACCGCCTGGTGGCTGAGAACTCCATTGAGGAGTACACCTGGGAGTGCCTGGCCCGCAAGGAAAACCTGAAAACGGCCATCCTTGGGGGGCAGGCGACAGCTATAGGTGACACCTGGAGCAAGGGGATTGCCCAGCGCTGGCTACTTGGCGGGTAGCGGGGGCTTCTTGACCGTCCCCAGGCCGTAATCGACCTCCAGGTCCTCGATCTTGTAGAGCACAAACCACTGAATGATCTGCTTTAGGCGGGTGAAGTCTGCATCCCCGTTCTCGCCCTGAGTACCAATGCAGCCGGCAGTCCCTGGGGAGGTGGACTGGTTGGCGTCCTGGTGGATGCGTAGCTCAGCCCTTCTAGTATTGTTACCAGGTGCGTTAAAGATGTCGATCACTACGGGTCCCAGGCCGGCGGCCCAGTAGGTTTGGTAGTCACCGATACCACCACACCATGCCGGGGATGGGTCGACGCGGTAGTAACCTTCGGGGATGGGCTCGAAGCTACCGGGCTGGGAGTCCTCTGCCTTGCAGAAATGCTGGGCCCAGGGCTGACCACTGACCGTAGTTACGTGGCCAATCTCCTTCGAGTAGTCGTAGGCCCATAGGGCTAGCCGTAAAAGCTCCAACCCCTGGCTGTTAACGTTACCAGAACGGGTAAGTCTAAGACGGGCTTTGGTTGCCATGATGATGCTCCTCGCCATCCTTGTATTTTTGCAGCTCTACACGCAATGCTGCCATTTCCACGGTGAGTTCTGCGATTTGGGTTTTGAGTAAAGCCTCCCGAGTGGAGGCTGCGGATAACTGCTCAGACAGCTTGTTGATCTGTGTCTGTAGCGTGAGAATATGGTCCTGGAGGGCGAATTTCTCATCGCGAAACCGCTCCCGCTCGGACTGCATGACGGCTATCTGGTCAGCCATCTTACTCACCTGGGTTTCCAGCGCGGTCGTCCGCTTGCGCCACCCTTCACGCTCAGTCACTTCAGCGGTATGGTCTGTGGCCGACGCCTGAGCGGTATCTGCTGCGGCTTTAAGCGCGGCTGCCTCCACGTCTGCACGAGCGCGGGCGTGATGGGCCCCCCAGTCAAAGGCTGCCTTGACAGCCACGGCCATCCCGGACAGGATAGAAACCACCGTTATTGGCTCAGCCATTCTCACGCTCCTTGTGTTTGATAAGCCCCTTGATAAGGTTACCAAGCCGAGCGGGGCTGGTTGTATCGTTAATGATAACATCCTGTAATCCTCCCTGAGCAGGCAAGTGGTCTATGAAATCATCCTGGCTGGAGCGGGGCTGCAAGCGCTCTGTGAGTTCCTGCAACCTAACCTCGCTTGTCTTTGTGACATCTGGCTCGGGTGGCATATCACCAAGATGGCCAGAGACGAGAACTCTTCCCGCCCTGGCCAGCCGGCAAACCATTTCGAGCCTGTGCTTAATGTCGAGGTAAACCTGCTCCAGGATTACGCCGACTTGGTGAAAGCCGTGTTGTTGGGGTCAGCATTCCAACGGGCGATTATCCGGGGGATAGCCACGTTGAGTAGAGCCACCACCACCCCAGCAAGCCAGGAGGGCACCCCAGCGGCGACGAGCCCTTGAGCGATGGCGTCCACCACCGCTTTCTGTTTCTCCTCACCAGTTTTGGGGCCAAATGCTTGCTCTGCAATATGCAGCAATTCTGGGAGCAGGCTTGATAGCGTCATAAACCACCTCTTTCAAAACTATTACTAAGCTGCGAGAAGACCCAGGTTTTTGAGGGCCTTAACAACGTCCGAGATACGGTAGGCAGTAGCGCCCACTGCACCCGTGAAGGTAGAAGCGTCGTTTACGGCAGTGCCGGCGTTCGCGGTAAATCCAGTAGCGGTACCGGTACCAGCCTGCTGTACCACAGGAGTGGCATTAAAGAAGCCTAACTTTTGACTGGTAGCAGTACCAATCTTGGTGCCGGTAGTCGTGTCCAGCACGATGTTGACACCGTCCGTGATGGTAAGCGCCGAAGAAGACACCTGGAAGATGTGGCTTCCGGCAATATCTAGAGCAATAACCTTGCCCGTAAGAGCATTGATGATCAGGCCGTTAGACGTGCCGGTGATGCTGTTGGAAGACGACGGGGCAGCTCCCGTATTACCGAAGTCGATAGGGACGCCCGTCAGGGGGAAGCTAGCTGCGGCAGCAGGACCACCGTCCAGGAGCAACTGGGAGAATTTGTTATCGTGAAACCTCATGACCACCTCCTACTTTTTATGGCCACCCCTCGATAGAGAAGGCCGATAGACTTATTGCCCCCGTAGGGCCGGCATAATCACAATCCAGAGCAAACATGTCACCTGTATTGTAAACGTCCCAAATAGGGGTAATCATTATAGCGGACTGCCCCCCTGTGGAAGGTGGGAGCATGCAGAAGGAATTGTACACCTCTCCCCGGGCTCCTGCAGCGTTGTAATAGTATGTGCTCACCGTAGGGGTGGAGATACCAGCTACGTCGTTGTAAGTGTGCTGATACCCAAGAATACGAAAAGTAGCTGCGGTTGCATTGTTGAAGGTATGAACCTCCGCGCGCAGCCTCACCCGCGCCACACCCGTGGGGACGCGAAAGTAGGGCTGCCCATTGATATTGTTATAGAGTGCTGGCCCGTTACGCCCAGGTACTGAAAACCCATCATCCCTGGAGAAGAAGAACGCCCCGGTAGTGTGCACTGTATCAGCGTTGGTCATAAGCGGGGCAGAAGACCCGCCACCTCCGCCACCCCCTGGAAGGGAGGTCCAGGCCCCAGCCCCGTCAGGGTATTTACCGGCCGCCGGGGTGCCGGAGGCAAGTCGCGCAGGGTCCAGTACACCAGAAACCACCTGTGAAGCATCTATTGTAGTAATAGTACTAGAAGCAGAAGCAGGTGGCCAGGGAATGATCTTACTCTTGAACATCTGGGAGGGGTGGCTGGGTTTGTGCTGAACGAAGAGCCTCCGAAGCCGACACGATGTCCGCGAACAGAACGTCCTGCCGCTTCTTCAATTGCTCTACCTG